AGCTTGGCAGAAGTGCATACGGATTCGAGATTGACAGAAACTTTTACGAGCGTGCCAAGAATGAAATGATTGTATTTGAAAAGGACGAGCAAATGGATATAAGTGATTTTATAGGAGATACAGTATGATAGTACATTGTTTATTTGAACAGTCAGGCACATTCAAGAATGCTTTCAAAAAGTATGGAATTGAAGCCTATGACTATGATATTCAGAATGAATTTGACGAAACCGACTATGTTACTGACCTTTTTAAAGAGATAGAGGGGGGGTATCAAGGTAAGCCAAGTTTGTTTGATAAGATAGGCCCTGATGATTTGATATTTGCGTTTTTTCCTTGCACTTATTTTTCAGACCAAAGCCCTAGGCATTTATGCTGCACAGCTTATCAATATAAGAATTACACTATTGAGCAAAAATGTGAGGTGTCAATGAAAAGACATAGGCAGTTAAGTTTGTTCTATGAGATACTTAACAAATTTGTTATTGTCTGTCAAAGAAAACATCTAAGGCTGATTATAGAAAATCCATTAAGCACTAGCGGAATGCATTATTTAACACATTTTTGGTGCTTAAAGCCCAATGTCATCGACAAAGACAGGACATTGAACGGAGATTACTATAAAAAGCCTACGCAATATTGGTTCATTGGTTTACAACCTAAGAATAATCTTATTTTTGAACCATTAGAGGTAGTTGAGGTTATGAAACAAAGATATGTTACAAGCGATAATCCATTGGGAGTAGACAGAAAAACAGCAAGGTCAATGATACACCCACAGTACGCAGATAGATTTATTAGGCAATATATTCTTGATGAGGAAATATGGAGAGGTAAATAATGAAAGACGAAACAAAGCAGGAAATACAGATTTTACTTGACCTACTCAAAGGCAGTCTTACAAGAAATGGTGTAAGTATGGCAACCGACAATAGTGGCAACTTAATGTTCTTTGATACATCTGCCTATGTTAGAAGTAAAGGTAAGGAATTTGACGGATTTAGGGTTAACATTAACGATTTAGTGAAGTAACAATGTGACAGAACTTGAAGAGGTAATTATGGCAGGCAATTTTATTAAAATTGACAGAAAGATTTTAAAGTGGGAATGGTGGAGCGATATTAATACATTCAGACTTTTTATGTATATGTTGATAAGTGCCTATTGGAAAGACGGAAATTACAAAGGTAAGATAATTGAAAGAGGGTCTTTCCCCTCTTCAATATCTGAATTATCAAAAGAAACTAATTTGTCTGTAATGGAAATTCGTACCTCGCTAAAACACTTACAATTAACAGGCGAAATAACAAGCAAAGCAACAAACAAATTCACGATATTTACTGTGGTTAACTACAATTTGTATCAAACAGATAACAAGCAAGATAACAAACAAATAACAAGCAACTTAACAAACAATCAACAAACAGATAACATTCTATTAACAAACTCTATATTAAAAGAAAGTAAGAATGAAAGAACAGAAGAAATTAAAGAAGATAAGAATGCAGAAAAAGATATTACTAACGTAATATCCAAAAAGAAAAGTTATTATCCAGATGATGAATTACTTGATGAAGCATTTAACGAGTATGTGACAATGCGCAAGAGAATTAAAAAACCTATATGCACTGACAAGGCATTGCATAGGGCTATGAATACCCTTGAAAAGCTATCAGGCGGAGATAATGACTTAGCCATTAAAATTCTTAATCAGTCAGTAGACCATTGCTGGCAAGGCTTGTTCGAGTTGAAAGAAGATAATTCTAATAAACAAGGCAATCAGAATTTCAATAAGGGTGCTATTGATTGGGATAATGTGTAAAGGAGAAAAATTATGTATTCAGATACAATTTACGAAATCACAGTTAATGATAGTGAAAGAGCAGTTATTGAAGATATATTAAATATATTAGATAATTGCCCTATTGATTTGGGTAATTGTGATTATGTGGATATTTTTAGAAGCATAGCAAATAAAAGTTCAAATGTAGATGCAGATGGCGTCAAAATTTTATATGAATCAGGAGGTAGCAACGCTTGACAAGAGAAGAAACAGTTAAAATCATTCGCATTATGTGTGATTGCTACCCTAACTACAAGCCTAACAACCTATCAGAGACGGTAGATGTGTGGAATATGATGTTAGAAAATTACAGTTATGAACAAGTATCAGTTGCACTTAAAGCATACATCAGTTCTGATACAAGCGGATTTGCCCCAAGTATAGGACAGTTGATAGGTAAAATACAGACTATATCACAGCCGCAAGAACTTGACGGAATGACAGCTTGGGGATTAGTCAGTAAAGCATTAAGGAACGGCACATATGGGGCAATTGAAGAATTTAACAAGCTGCCACCATTAGTCAGACAAGCGGTTGGTATGCCAGATAACCTTAAAAACTGGGCGACATCAGATTATCAGACGATTGAAACAGTAATACAATCAAATTTTCTAAGAACTTACGAAACAGCTGTTAAGCGTGCGAATGAAATAAATCGTATGCCGGACAATATTAAATCACTTATCGAAAAGACGAATGCAAATTCGTATAAGGCTCAAATCGAGCAAAAATTCCAAAGAGATATAAATACATTACAAATTAAAGAAAATGCCCTTATCGGTCAAAATACAAACGCAGAAGAATATATTGAAGCACCTAAAGAAGTACAAAATAGAATTTACAGAATGAGAGGTTGATTTTTAGTGGAAACAACGCCAATTAGTCCACAGAAGAAATTATATAATTATCGCCGAGATAATGGATTGTGTCCTAAATGTGGCAAGCCACTTGATAGAAAAGGCTTTTATTGCGAAGAATGTAAAGAAAAGCATACAGCTTATCAAAGAGAAACTAGAGAATTATGTAGACAGCTTAGGATATGTCCGGAATGCCGTAAAAATAAGCTTGTAGGCGAAGAAAAGATATGCCTGGAATGTTTAGCTAAGAAAGCAGAATACAGAGCCAGTCACCCAATAAGTGATGATAAGCGAAGACAAAACAACGAAGCGTTTAAACGGTATTCAAGAAACTTATACGCTGAACGCAAGAAAACCGGCACATGTGTTAGATGTGGAAAGGCTAAAGCTGTTAAGGGTAAAGCGAAGTGTTTTGTATGTCAGAGCAAAGATAATGCTATCCACAGAAAAAGAATTGAAAATAGGCAGAATATAAAAGAATATCGCAAAGAAAATTACTTGTGCTATCGTTGTGGAGAACCTATTGACAGACCGCAAGGACAGTTGTGTCAGAAATGCTGGCAGACAGACTATGAAAGGGGTAAAAGCCTTAAGAATGATAATAGCAAGCATTTATGGCGGTATGATAATCAATTTTTAAGAAAGCGGTGAACAAACGGAAGAAGAGAAAGATGAAATTATGCAAAGAATACAAGAATTAGAGTACTCAATGCATATCCACACTTTAATTCTGAAAGAAATGCAAAAAGTTTTAGAAGAAAATGTTCAAAACCAAGTTTCAGTACAAAAAATAATAAAGAAAATTGTCAAAATACTTGATAAATAAGGAGTATGTATGAGTAAGTCAGAACAGAAAAAGTTTAAGGAGCAAATGTTACGTGTTCAGATGAATAGGATTAGTAATGAACAGCAGAAGAAAAATTTTGAATCAGCATTAATATTAATTTTATGGGTGCTGCATGATAAATTCGGTTTCGGACAGCAGAGATTAACAAAAGTACAAAAAGAGCTTAAAGTACTTATAGATAACTACAATGACGGATTATTCACAGCAGAGGAGCTTGTTAATCAGTTATACGAAGAAACAGGAATAGAACATATTAAGTTTAAATAAGGAGATTGGCTTATGAAGTTTTCAGAACTGACTAAGCCGGAACTTGATGAGATAATTAAAAATGCCAATTTTACAGAAGAAGAATTGAGAATATTCAAGTTACTATCACAAGGCAGAAGCATTACAGAAATTGCTATGCGGCTGTCCGTGTGTGATAGAACAGTCAATCGCAAGATAAACAAAATTAAAAAGAAAATAAGTAAGTTGGAGGTTATAAATGATTAGGGTTACTCAAAATGGCGAAGACGTAAAAACAGAAAACATAACTCTTTCAGACAGCTTACTAAAGATAATTGCAGAGATAATTGACAACAAGTAAATATGTGTTACAATGTGCCGTAGAACGTGATAAATGCGGCACATTTATTTATATTATAAGGAGATAAAATATATGGAATGTGTTGCTTATATGAGAGTATCTACTGAAAAACAGGCTGTTGAGGGCAATGGACTTGATAGCCAAAAAAGAGACATTGAAAATTATTGTAGGAAAAATGAGCTTGTAATAACAGATTGGTATATTGACGATGGTTACACAGGTACAAATATGGATAGACCGGAACTTCAAAGACTTGTGAATGATTGTAGCCGCAAAAGAGTAAGTTGTGTTGTTGCTTTTAAGCTTGACCGATTATCAAGAAATATGATTGACGGAATATATCTTATCGAGAAAGTATTTCAAAAGTATAATGTCGTGTTTAAATGTGTTCACGATAGCGTAAATTATGATAGCCCAATGGAGCAGGCGTACACACAAATGATGGCTGTATTTGCACAGCTTGATAAAAATACTATGATGTTGCGTATGCGTGGCGGTATGCTTGAAAGAATTAAGCAGGGTTACTGGATGGGCGGTGGCAATTTGCCGTATTGTTATTCCTACAGTAAGGAACAAGGCATATTAATACCTATCCCGGAACGTGCAGAACAAGCAAGAAAAGGTCTTGAATTATTCATATCTGGCTATTCAGATGCGAAAATTAAAGAAATTTGTGGCTTTAAGTCTGAACTTGTTACTAGAAGCATTTTGACCGGCGTTGTAAATATCGGAATGATACCTTACAAAGGCAAAATATATCAAGGAAAACACGAACCTATTTTTGATAAAGATAGGTTTAATCTTGGATTAGAACTAAGAAAGTCAAGGTGTTCAGCAAAAACTTACTGCATAACTGAACCTAATTTATTGACCGGATTATGTTATTGTGGAATTTGTGGTTGCAAAATGCGTTATCAAAAATGGGGCAGTGAAAAACATAAGATTTATTGCTGTTCAAGAAATAAATCACTTTCATATCTGCCTAATTATAATGCAAGCTGTAATAATTCGCTTGAATGGGCGGACGAGATAGAGAAACAAGTAGAAGAAGAAATCCTTAAAATATCGCTTGATTTATCATCTTACAAGCCAAAAGAAAAGGCGACAAAACTTGAAATTATGCAATCACAGCTTGAAAAAGAGCAGATTAAGTTGAAAAGATTATATAATCTATACGCTGATGGGAATGATACTGTCTTGGAAATGATTAAAGAGCTTGAAACACAGATTAAGGAAATGAAAGCTAATATTGCAGTAGAAAGCAAAAACGCAATTAATACACAGAAAAAGGAGTTTGTTTATGAGAACATAAAAAAACTTGCCGACATTTGGGATAAGGTCGACAAGAAACAAAAAAACATGATACTTAAGACTATAATTGACAAGATAGTAATTGTCAATGGAAATATTGAAATACAGCTTAAGAATTTTTAGCACAAACTTAATGCAGTTCCTATAGCATATAGGAAGTGCTAATGCCGCATTTATCGCGTTTTACAATTATATAATTTCAGCATTGTCGCTTATATGTCGCACATATGTCTATTATGTGTCGCTATAAGTGATTTTTTTTATGCAAAAATGTAACTAGAAAGAGAGGTAGTGCAAATGTTTTCTGATGAAGTAAGAGAAAAAATCTTGAGTAAAGAAGAATTACAGAAACTTGACTTAGTGACATTATCTCTTGTTATCCACGCAATCGAGGAAGTTTTAGAGGAGGCAGACAATGAACAATCCTTATCAGCAACCGATTATGAGTAATTATGTACCTCAATATGGAGCATATCAATATAATCCTATGGCAAATATCCAGAGATTTCAGCCGCAGGAGCAGATGCAGCAATCACAAGTTCAGCAAACTATTCCACAGCAGATAATAGGTATTAACGGCAGAGTTGTGCAAGCAGTTGAAAATATAAACGCTAACGAGGTCCCTATGGATGGCTCAATGGCTTTTTTTCCTAAGCAGGATATGTCGGAGATTTATGTTAAGGGCTGGAATGCTGACGGAACAATTAGAACGATTGTGTATAAGCCTTATACAGCCCCTAAAGATAATCAGACAGTAAATTCTATGCCTGATGCAGAAAATGCTAAATTTACCCTATCAGATGAAAGCACACAGCTATTTCTGAATAAGTTTAAGGAATTGTCAGAGAAAATAGGGCAGTTGGAAGATAGATTTGATAAATCTTTAGGAACGCAAAGAAAAACTTCAAGAACTCAAAGCAAAGGCGGTGATGAAGAATGAACCCAATTAACATTTTTCAGATGATGAAAGCTGGTCCGCAACAGTTCATACAACAGATAATGGGAAATAATCAGATGATGAATAATCCTATGATGAAAAACACAATGCAAATGGCACAGCAAGGTAATATGCAAGGAATAGAGCAGATGGCTAGAAATTTATGCAAAGAAAAGGGGTTAAATGCAGATGATGTATTTAATCAGATAAAAAGTAGATTTGGTAATTAGTAGCATATTAGATGTCTTTGCAAATTACCTGGGTGACATCTTTATGAATATATTTTTAGGAGGTAACAATATGTTTTCAAACTCAAATTGTGCCAGCATACCTTTAGTTGCTAATATTGACAGCAACGGCAATAACGGCGGATGGGCTGACGGAGGATGGCTTTGGATAATCGTTGTATTCGCATTACTCTTTGGATGGGGCAATGGTGGATTTGGTGGCTTTGGCGGTAACAATGGCGGTGGCTATGTTGCGACAGCGGCTACACAGGCTGATATTCAGAGAGGATTTGACAATTCAGCAGTTATCAGCAAGTTAGATGGCATTTCCAACGGACTTTGTGATGGCTTCTACGCTATGAATAATAGTATGCTCACAGGTTTCAATGGCATTAACACAAATATCATGCAGACAGGCTATGGCATACAGCAGGCTATCAATGCTGATACTGTTGCTAATATGCAGAATACAAATGCATTACAGGCGCAGCTCGCTAACTGCTGCTGTGAGACAAGAGAAGCTATTCAAGGCGTAAACTACAACATGGCAACTAACACTTGTGCTTTACAGAACACAATGTGCAACAACACAAGAGATATTATCGACAGCCAGCAGGCAGGAACGAGAGCTATCCTTGATTTCTTAACAAATGATAAGATAGCAACACTTACAGCAGAGAACAACGATTTACGCAGAGCCGCATCACAGGATAGACAGAACGCACTTCTTACAACTCAGATGGCAGCTCAGACACAGCAGATTATCAACTCTGTAAATCCTACGGCTATTCCAGCTTATGTTGTGCCTAATCCTAATGCTTATGCTTATGGATGTGGTTGCAATACAGGATGTGGCTGCTAAAACTGAATAATTGAGTATCTTAATTGAGTTTAACTCGATTATGTCTGCTAAGCAGTATTACTTATAAACCCAAGGGCAGACTATAATGTTTGCCCTTATTTTGTGAAAGAGAGGTAAAAATAATGGAAATAACAGGAATTGCATTACAAACAGTTGCCGCCGGAGAAGATGTGGCATTTACAGAGACAGCCGTAAACGGAACAAAATGCATTGTACACAGGACCGGAAGCGGAATTATCAAGCTAAGAGGTATCACTAATCAGTGCAAAGCACGATTTTTAGTATCGTATTCCGGCAACATTCAAATACCTACAGGCGGTACGGTTGAAGCCATCTCGCTTGCCATTGCAGTAGACGGAGAGCCTTTGCAGTCAACACGAATGATTGTAACACCAGCCGCAGTTGAAAATTTCTTTAATGTATCAGCACAGGCATATATTGATGTACCTTGTGGCTGTTGCAGTACAGTAGCGGTGCAAAATACATCTACACAGGCTATTGAAGTACAGAATAGTAACTTAATCGCAGTAAGGGAGGCTTGATGATATGCACAAATGGGCTAAACAGATTATGGAATGTGTCAAGGCTAAAGTTGAAGCAATCGGATTAGACAGCTTTGAGGGACAGAACCTTGACGATTTAAAGGATTTTACAGAAATAGCGAAGAACATAGCTTGCTTTGACAAAGATTATAGAATTGTTGAAGCTATGGAAAAGTCAGAAGATAACGAAGATATTATGCGTATGCTTGAACAGTACGAAGATTATCCAGACAGGAGATTTTACGACCCCTACCGCTATGCAAATGGCAGGTTCGCCCCTAAAGACAAGGGAACATACCACAGAGGATATGAAGAACCGCCTTATATGCACATGTACCCAGAAGTGGAGCATATGAGGGACATGGATAGGGATTATGGCAAGATGTACTATACAGAGCCAATGCCTGAAAGTAATTACGACAGAGCAAAGAGAAACTACACAGAAACTAAGGAAATGCACAAGAATAACACGCCAGAAGATAAGGAACACAAGATGAAGTCACTTGACAGCTATACTAAGGAACTTGCAAGCGATATTACAGGTATGGTGGCTGATATGTCAGCAGAAGAGAAGAACTTACTTAGAACAAAGTTAAGTACTCTTGTATCTAAGATATGATTTTAAGGGCTATGAGTAGCAATATTCATAGCCTGTTTTGTACATTGATAACTGAATATTGGCTAGTGAAAAATAATTATAACTTTTGCTTGACAGCTATACGTCATTGACGTATAATACAATCAAGAAATAAAGAAAGGGCTTGAATATCAAGCAAAGGTGAATATTATGAGAAAAGAAGAAATGAAAAACATAAAGAGAGTAAGATTTAATGATTACTCAAACTACGACCCAGAAAAATGTAACGATGGCGGTAGTTACGGCTTTTGGACTGATTATAGCTGCCTTGAAAATGGCAACTGGGAAATCAGTTACGGAACAACAGCAGATATGGAGTTCTGTCCTTGCTGTGGCAGTTTTGGCGACCACTACGACTATGGCGAAGAAGAGTATAGTTGTGGTGATTTTGAAACAGTCACTACTAACGAGCTGTTAGAAAAGGTTAACAGTTTTGAAGAAAAGGAGGGTGAGTATATTGAGTTTAAATAACTCACCAATAAAAGAATTAAGGAAGCAAACCAAAATGTCGCAACAGCAGTTTGCTAATTATTTTGGACTTCCATTAAGGACTTTGCAAGGTTGGGAACAGGATAGAAGAAAGCCACCAGATTATCTTGTAGAGTTATTAAAAAGAATATGGGAATTAGAAAACCACTAGCCAATATCGGTTAGTGGTTTTTGTTTTATTTAGAAAGGAGCATACAGATGGTTTTTAGCATTAATGGCACAATGTGGCAAGTGCAATACAAAAATTCAAATTCGGGTGAATTAAAGCGGTCAGACAATGTTTCTGTGCTAGGTGTAACTGATAGATATACACATACAATTTATCTGTCAAACGCCTTGCGTGGATTTATGCAACGCAAAGTGCTTATACACGAAGTATGCCACGCAATCTGTATGTCCTATGATGTGTATTTGCCTATCGAACAGGAAGAAATATTGTGCGATTTTGTAGCAACATACGGAGATGAAGTATTTGACATTGTTGATATGGTTTTAGGGGCAGTTAGGAGAGTGGGATGCTGAGTATTGATGAGCTGTTAAAGATAATTCAAAAGACTAATCCGACTATGACAAAGGAATTATTGATATATGAGCTTAGTCAATGTCGGTATGCAAGCAAGGCATTGATTTATACAGAAAAATGTTGTAAGCTGGCAAAATAATTATTCACCAGCTTTTTCTACGCAGTCAATAATATATCCACTTAATCCTTTGAATCCTTTTTCTTTAGCAATCTTAGACCAGACTTCCTTTTTGCCCTTGGGTGCCATTACTGTAATTCTATCATAGTTTTTCTCATTCCAACGATTTTTTACTTCTGATGACGTTTTTGATTTTGCCATGTAAATATAAACTCCTTTTTGCTTTTGATTATACTACTTGCAAAAGTATGTTGCAATACTTTATAAAGTATGATATAATATATCTATAATCATTAGAAAGGTTAAAAGGTGAACGATATGAGATATTTAACAGTTAAAAGAAACAAGAATGGAGAACCTAATAAAACAGATATGAAGAGCCTTGCAAAATTCTTTACAAATGAAAATGCGGGAAAATATGCAGATTATGACAGCTATTTATTTGCTGTTGAAGAAACAAGAAACGCTGGTAAAGAATTTGTCGGATATACATTTAAAATAGCTACAAAGGCGGAGAAGTCCGGCGGATGTGATTATTATTTCGGTGAAGTTCTTGATACTGGGGATAAAGTTGTTATATCCACAGAAAACGAGTATAAGAGTTTAGACTGGGCATATAACAAAGCTTTGGAGATAATCAAAAAAGAGTTCTAAAATCGGATAGATAAAATAAAAAAGGGGAGCTTAACGTTCCTTTTTTTTCTACGCCGTGCGTTACTATTTAAGAAATACAAAAACGTATATTTCAATACATCTGATGTTGTTGTTTATAAATACAAAATAGCATATTTCAATACATTTTTGTTATTGTTTATGCTTAACATAATAAACAGATTTTTATATTATGTCAAGTCCAAAAAATAAAATTGACTTTATAATATATTTATGCTATATTAATTTAATAATTAAATATACAAGATTTACACCCGATAATATTAATATTGTTATCGGGTTATTTTTTATGTTATTAAATATATAATAATTAATCAGCTGGAGCAGGTCCAGCAGAAAGGGGGAACATATGGAGAAACTACAGGAAACACCAGACACACCGGAGATATTCCAGAATGACATAGAATTATATCTGACAAAATTTTGTGAAGAGCACAACATCGAAGATATGACCAAAGAGCCACAGAGCAGATGGAACGCCGCTTTAATGTATATAAATAAATATGTTTTTAGTGATAAAAGCATATTAAAGTTAAATAAGAATATTAATAAAAATAATACTAATTGTATAATGGATAATAATTTTAATATGTATGATTATGATAAAGTAGAGTATATATTATATATATATTATTATTTATGTGCTATGTATGATAAGGAGTGTAGCATTATAGGATTTAGCTTATTAACAGGGATTAATAGAGATACTATATACGACTGGGGTACGAAAGAGAAGAAGCTAAGTACAAAAAGTTGTGACATCGCGGAAAAACTGCGCATATTCCGTGAGGAAAGTTTATCAAATAAATTGGCAACCGGCAATAAAAACCCGGTTGGAATTCTTGCAATACTCAACAGACATTTTGCTTGGAACTTGCCCGGTGTCAGTCGTGAAAGCAGCAACAAAACAGCTCTAACAGCCGCAGAAATACGCCAGCAATTAAACCAAAATAATACACAATTAACGGATAAACAGCAGATAAACGCTGTAAACAATTCAGACACAATTTAAACAACTTGTAAACCGCTTAAATACTGGGTTTGTGAGTAATAAGTATTTATATAACGCTGATAAATTAAGGTTTATCGGCGTTATAGTATGGATATGGTGTTAATTGTGTTAATTGTTTGAGAATATGGCATAAAATAGACACAATTACACGGACAAGGGCGGAGGGGGTTTATTTGTCCTCGGAACACGCCCCAACTAAGTCACTCATTTTTCCACGATAAGAAAAAGGCTTTATATATTAATATATATTTATATTATTATTACCCACATAATACACATATTATATAATTATATATAAATAACACATAATCATATAATTAATACTAATAAATCACTTATATATTTAATTAAAAATAATCTAATTAATATCTATACATTTAAGCTAATTAGGTGTATAATAGACACATATTAATTAATCACAAGATATTCAATAAACACATCAGAGAATCAGCTAGTCGGCTGAATAAATTCCAAAAAAATTTTAAAAATAAAAAAGAGTTAGGAGCTATAAATGCAGGGCAATGAATACCAAAAATTGGCTATGCGTACTAACGATAAAAAGGCATATCGTAGATTATATATTGAATTAACTGGCAAGCTTCCACTTAGTCCTATAACAGAAAGCAATGCTAAGTGTAGCAACATAAATGACATAGCAGGGCTTATTAATGGTGTCTTAGGTTTAACTGGTGAAGCTGGCGAAGTATCAGACCTTGTTAAAAAGGGCATATTCCACGAAAAAGGAATAGACTTAGAACATCTTAAGAAAGAGTGCGGCGATGTAATGTGGTACGTTGCTATGATTTGCGAAGCTTGCGGATTCGGTCTTGATGATGTAATGCAAACAAACATAGATAAACTTATAGCACGTTATCCGAATGGCTTTGATTCTTATAGAGCTAATCATAGACAGGTAGGTGATAAATAATGGGTAATCAGGATAAGCACTGTTACCAGTGCAAACATAGACATAAGTTATATTGTGAAAAGCCTTGTAATGCCTGTAATGGCAATCCAAATGTTGTAAAAGGCAAGGATAACTTCACAGAGCTTGAAACAGCAAATAAAAATGCAGTACTCTTTGAAACAAAAGAATAGCATATTGCCCCTTAGCCAAGTGGTCAAGGCACAGGATTTTGATTCCTGTATCGTGGGTTCAAATCCCACAGGGGTAGTTCAAGTGTTTAATTACACTTGTGCCTTTACAGGACTTATTGGTTTACTAGCATTAAGCCCTCCTTTCACCTCATAGCGAGAGCTGTTAAGGACTGTCAGATAGTCCGTGAGGTTTTGCGTATTATAAATACGCAAATAAAATTAAGTTATACCTATAGCGCAGCAGTTATCTGTATGGATAGACAGCGAGCGAAGCTACTTTCTTTAAGCCCAACTGCACGGGTAGAATGACATCCAAGCTTTGCCACGACCTGTTATAGGTGTCATAGCCTATACTGCTATTAAGACTAGCATTGTTTTTCAGTATCAACTATCCACCTTAATCGAAACATTTTCACAATGCTAGTCTTTTAAAACGATATGGAGAAGCGGCAACGATTGGCGGTGTTGCGGCAGACTGTAAATCTGTTCCCTTGCGGTAAACATTGTAGGTTCAATTCCTATCTTCTCCACTTTGCCGATATGGGATAAAAGTATTCCAGTAGCTTGCTAAGCTATCCAACAGAAATGTTGTTCGTGTTCGATTCACGATATCGGCGTTTTGAAAGCACTTCTTGGGTCTGCGTGCGTAATGTTGTTTGCAGACTTATCCTAGGTTAAGAGGTGTGAGTAAGTTGATGTGTGGCGGAATGGGTAAACGCTAATAGCAGATAGAATGAGCTAGTGGTTCTAATCCACCATAGTATAACCACAGGGGAATACCTGATTGCTAGGGGCTTGAAAGGACAGGAGTGCTTGTTTATGTGTGGTTCAAATCCACACCACATCAATAGCTTTCGGCAGTAAATGCAGTAAAGCATTGTCGGAAATGGTAGAAAGTCCATTCAAGTGAAACAAAGGCAACAACAAAAATCACTTGCTTCACAGATATAAATTGTTGCTTTATCTGTGATTTCGGATAGTAGTTCAGTTGGGAGTAACGCTTGATTTATTCAAGTAGTCACAGGTTCAAGTCCTGTCTATCCGATTACAACAAACTAGGTTAGCTACCGAAAAGCACTTCCGCTGTGCCTGTTTGTTGTTTTTACCAATTAAGCGGAGTATGTATCACAGGCATACATAAATAATATCAAGCGGAGGTATTCAATATGGCAGACATTAAAAATGACAACTACATAGCAATTCAAGGGTTTATGGTAAAAGAATTAGGACTTACAGGAAACGAACTAATTGCTTATGCTTTGGTATATGGCTTTTCGCAAGATGGTGAAAGCAAATTTAAAGGAAGCTTAAATTATGTTGCAGAATGGCTTAATTGCTCAAAAACAACAGCATTTAATCTTCTTAATAAGCTGGCAGATGACGGCTTTATCAAAAAGACAGAAAAACTTATTAATGGAGTAAAATTTTGTAATTATAGTGCAATTAAACTTAATGATGAAGAATTAAAAGAAATAAAAGCAAAAAAACAAGACCGAAAAGAAAAAGAAAAACTTGAACGGAGTTTAAAAAAATTGAATACCCATTCAAAAAATTTAAAAAGCCGTTCAAAAAATTTGAACGAGGGTGTTCAAAAAGTTGTAACTAATAAAAATAATATAAATATAAAAGATAATATAAATGACAATATAGGTAAGGACAATACATCAATTAACATTGATGGAGAGGTACATACATCGTTTTCAGAGAAACCGACGGCAAGAGCTGTCACAAGAGATGAAATGTTGCTTAAAGAAAAAGATATGGTTGATAGGTTTAATAACATCTGTGACGACGATATAGATAATTCAGCTATATGCGATTGTGTTAAAGATGGATTTAAGATGTATATGCAGTTATATGAAATCTATTTCCATAAAGTACACCCAATACTTACAGATAAGACATTAAAGAATGTATGTTTTGTCCTATCAACTATCACAGATACGGAACACGGACATTTCGACGCTGATGCTATATACGAAACAGACGATAAGGGCATTACAGTTTTACAGAGAATGATTAATGACCATTTCATCAGAGAACATAGAGAAAGCACTAACTACTCAATAACACATTTTGCCAATGCTGAATATCTTGGCAAGCTGGCAAATAGATTTATAGAAATGTAAAGGAGTGATGTTTATGAAAAAGGAAATAGTGGAAGCGATACTAACAGCAATAAATCTCACATTGATTTACTTAATAAATAATATGGCTGGTTTGGCAGGCTTATTAGTTTTTGCATTTGGGGAATTACTAATGGCATTAACAATCTATAACAAATATAGATAGGAGTGATTATTATGGCTATGGGCGTACACCCACTAAACAAAGATAAGTTTTATAAAGCAATTAACTTATACATATCGGGGCGGGCTTCACAAGTAAAGGCGGCAAAAGTAGCAGGTTGTAGCGTGCCGACATTTAAGAAATACGCTAACAAGATTTATGGCGGCGAGGAATTACCAGATAATTTATGGGGGAAGAATGATGATTAAGAGAATTGTTAATCGTTGGATAAGACACAAGACAAAGAATCTGACAGAAATACCACTTTTTACAATGATATTTAACTATCGTAAATATAAAGCAGACGGAAAGAAAGACAGTTGCATGTTTTACGCACATCCAGATATTGCCAATGATGAATTTGTAAAGGGCAAATTACAGGAAGTTGTTGACTATATCAGAGATAACTATGATTTGGATATATTTACGAAGATTTGAGGTGCGATATGTGTAAGTTTTGCGAGGAAAAATTTCCTGTCATAACACATTATGGCAAATTTAAGATTGATAAGTTGTCAAATAAACCTGTAATTACATGCGACTTGAATAAATGTCCGTCCTTTGCAGTGTGTTGCAGTAAAGAGATGAATGTTGAAATGGTAATGAAAATAGCTTATTGCCCTATCTGCGGTAGAAAGTTGGTGGAATGATGGCAGAACCTTTAAGTAAATTAGCAGAAAAATGTAAAAGTTGCCCTAAATCTGAAAAATGTGACCATAAAAGAATGGAGTTATGCGCTTTAATGGATTTGCCACCACAAAATTGCGCAAGTGCCACACAAGGCATTTTGATAGACAATATGTCGCCTATATTGAGGGAAGAAATAAAAAGTCCTTTAAGTCCATTTAGGTACAAAGACGAATTAGAAAAAGCGTTAAATGAACGAATATACAAACAGCTTTTTACTTATGGCTCTTAGAAAGTTGGTGAAAGAATGATTAAAGAAGCATTGTTGGATATTTCAAAAGGATATGTCAAAGTTTTCTTTGATGGTAACCCAGTTGATAGTATATATAGTGTAGATGGCATTACAGACGATGAGTCTGGAATGAAAAAGATACAACTTACTTTTTTAGCGAAAGAAGTGCTTTTTAAAGAATAACCTAAGAGTTTGCCAATTTTGCAAAGGGGGATTACTATGAAACATCAAAAAGAATGGCGCACTTGCGACAGGTGCGGAAAAGAGATAAAAGTAGGGCTGTTGTGTATGAACTCAATTACAAGGAGTGGCATATTAAATATGACTTACGATTTATGTAATGAATGTATGGAAGATTTTGAGAGGTTTATGAGGAATGAAAACATTGATTGTAGATGATTTAAACATTCCACCAAGTGTTATCGCAAGTGCCATTGTCAATAGAATTCCACTTAATGAAGATAAAAACTGCCACATTGAACATTGGAGTACCAGATGGAGAATTGAAAAGGATGGAAAACGTACTTGTCTGGAAGTTAAGAAATTAAAATAAACAATTACCGACTACAAATTGATTGTAGCCGCTGACCTTAGAGAGTTAAAGGCTGATAAAACATAGAAAGGAATAGAAATTATGAAAAAGAAATTTTTGACATTAGGAATGATAATCTGCATTGCACTTGGAATGGTTGGTTGTAGAACGGCAGATGTCGTAAACCACAATCTGTCAAAAGATGGAGATGAGTTTAATCTCTATCGAAAAATTACAGTTACAAATGCAAGAACAGATACAATTATGTTGCAGGCAGAGGGGTATATGAGCCTTAGCAACAACAGTACTAATGAGCTTGTAGTTACTATCAAAACAGGCGAGAACACATATTATAAAGATTATATATATCTTAACGATTGGACTTGTTATGTTATGGAACAAACAGAACCAGTCGGGACAGATAAGTACCATTATGAATTGACGTTTTACCCTGAAAGATTAGTACCAGATATTGATATTAAATAAATAATATATTACCGCCGCATAAGAGGTTTGCGGCGCTACCCTAAAACAATTATAGGCAGAGGTCTATAAGCACCTTTGCTGAAAAGTGGAGGTGCTTTTCTTGAATTCTGAATTATATCAACTGATAGATGAATGCGAAAAATACATATCCCAAAAAGGAATAGATGAAAACATTATAGAAGTCTACTACAACGTGTGCCAGCTTGCCAAGAATGAGGGTGAAATTGACACAATGTTAAAATGTACGGCTAGGACAAAAGAACTCATAGAAAAGGCTTGTATGCGTGATATAGGCATAGATATTTTTGAACTTGAAAAATATACATTCAACAACAATATAGACAATGATTTAGTCAATAGATATTTTGATACCTTATTGCTTGAAGCTCCGCACTTATTTCACAGCTATTTGCTTTATCTTGAAAAAGACAGAGAAGAGAGTGAAAGATTTTATCAGCCAAAAATGAAACAGCTTAATAAATACGGGCTTATTCAAGCTATGCAAGATTTGGAAGACGACAAATATAATAGATTATGTATTTCTATGCCACCAGGAACGCAAAAAACTACACTGGAAAAATTTTTTTGTTCTTGGATAATTGGCAAGCACCCTAAAGATTACAGCCTTTTCTTTTCTCACAGCAACGAAATTACAGGAAAGTTTTATAAAGGAGTGCTTGACATAACAACAGATGATAAAGAATATAAATGGAATGTTATTTTCCCTAATTTACCATTACAAAGCACAAATGCACAGGCACAAGAAGCTAATTTCGGCAAATACAAAGCATTTTCAAGTATTCAATGCTCATCAATAGGAGCTAAGAACGCAGGTAAGGTTAGAACTAACCGTTATTTATATTGTGATGACCTTATAGGCTCTATTGAAGAAGCACTTAATCCAATAATTCTTGAAAAAATATGGAGAATTTATGGAGTCGATTTAAAACAAAGAAAGCTAAACGAACAAGTAAAAGAAATAATTATAATGACCAGATGGAGCACAAAAGACATTATTGGACATATTATTGAGCTTTATGGAAACGACCCAAAGTTAAAAATTATTTCTATTCCAGATATTGACCCTAAAACAGGGAAAAGTAATTTTGACTATGAATATAATGGAATGTCGGTGGAGTTTTTTAATGATCAAGCACTGACAATGGATGATATATCTTATAGATGTCTTTATAAGCAAGATCCAATAGAACGTGAGGGATTGCTTTATCCAGAAAACAAAATAATGAGATATAAAGAACTTCCTAAAACACGAATTAAAAGAATTACTGGACAATGTGACACGAAATCCTCTGGTACTGATTTTTATGTGTTCCCTTGCCTGGTTGAATTTGAAGGATATGAGGGAACGTATTACTGCACTGATACTATATGCAACAATTCGGCAGATTACGAAAAACAATATGAAAATTCAGCAAATTTAATTGTCGATAACGAAATACAAGATTGCGATTTTGAAGCTAATCAAGGCGGAGATAGAGTTGCAAATGAAGTCAGAAAACGAGTAGAAGAAAAAGGCTGGTTATGCAATATATCAGACACTGCAACTGAAACAAACAAAGAAGCAAGAATATTTCAATGTTCTAGTTGGGTATTGCAACATATTGTGTTTAAAGATAGAAGCCTATATGAACCCAAGAGCGATTATGCAGAGATGATGAGTTGGTTGTTGAAATATTCAGTATCTGGTAAAAATTTGCACGATGATGTACCGGATGTTTTTTCAAATTTTGCATTAAGAATGAAAAGAGGAAATAGAGTAAAAAAGACAGTAATTATGTCAAGTCCGATATAAGAGGAGGGTTTATATGACAACTAAGGACTATTTGAATCAGATAAGTTATTACAACAAGATAATTGATAATAAATTGATAGAAATAACACAGTATAAAGAATTATCATACAGCATATCAGCAGTTGTTAATGAAGAAAGAGTTATGTCATCATCAGATCCAGACAAAACAGGCTGTGGATATGTCAGACTTGAACAAATGGAAGAAAACCTTGATAAGCTTATAGATAAATACATTGATGTAAAAAACAAAATAATAGAGCAGATAGAACAGATAAACAACGAAGATTATTACACAGTATTGTTTCTAAGATATGTCAGAAAGTTTACATTTGAAAAAATTGCAAATGAAACAGACTGGTGTTGGCGACAGGTACACAGGATACACGCTAAAGCATTACAAGCCTTTGAAGATAAATATGGAAATGAATATTTATAAAAGATGTCATAGAATGTCACATTGCCGGCGTGGTATAGTATACCTGTAAGAAATTACAGAACTGTTTTTCATCAAATATTACAATCCTTTATCGGAAAGCACCGTTACTTAATTGTAGCGGTGTTTTTTGTTATGCAACGAGGTAGAAATATGAATTTTTATATGAATAAAGATAAATCAATTATGTGTCCGAATTGCCATAAGTTTTTGACTAAGGCAGACAGCAAAGACCCAAGAACACATAAACTGGCTTGTAGGCACTGCCACAAGTGGATTTGGTATGTGCCTAACGATGATGATAATTTTCAAATTAAAGAAATACCGGACAGCAGAAGTTCAAGCGGTATGACATTTTATTAGAGGTGTAGACAATGCAGACAGGAAGAATTGCTATTTATACAGGTGCAAAAGAAATAACACCTGACAATATAATACCAATTTTGCGTGAAGCAATTTTGGAACATGATATTAATTCCAACAGAATACAGTTTCTTCTTGATTATGACGCAGGAATACAGCCAATAGTTAGGAAGAATCCAAAGACTTACAGACCAGACATTGACTGCGAGTGTTGCGATAATGTGGCTAATGAAGTCACAGAGTTTAATTTAGGTTTTAAGTGGGGGAATCCTATAACACTAGTTCAAAATGGCGACAATGAGGATTCTAACCTCACAGAAGCTATAGCAGAATTAAACAGCTGCTATGAATCACAGAACGCAAGGCAAAAGCAGCAGGAACTTGCTAGGTATGTTGAAATCGGCGGAATTGGATATGTTTATATTGATATAAATACAGAATACGAGGACGGAGAAAGCTATTTCACATATGACATATTAGACCCAAGAACAACATTTGTTGTAAGGTCAACAGCTTATAGTGATAAGAGGGTTATTCTTGCAGGTACTTATATCAAAGACAAACATAGTGGCACAAGATATTACACCTGTTTTACAAAAGATATTCGATATGAAGTTACGGATGGGGTAAAAATTACTAACGGACCAGAAAAAGGAAAAACAAAATGGGGATTTTTAGAGAGAAGTGGGGAAGAAAACCCATTACATAAAATCCCTATTATTGAATACACAAGGTCATTCGATAGAATGGGCTGTTTTGAACGGCAAATATCTGAAATGGATAACTTAAACCTACTTATTTCAGATTTTACAAATGATGTTGAACAGAATACACAAGCAGTATGGCACACAAATGATGTTGATTTCCCGGTTGAACAGGAAACGACAGTTGATAAAGATGGGACACCACATATCATTGAAAAAGTAAGAAAGCCAAAATCTGGAGAATGGATGCAGACCTATACATCAGCAGATGGCAAAACTCCAATAGTTGAGCCACTTGCAATTAATTACGATTACACAGGTATGCTTAACAATATCCAATCAAGGCGACAGACAATCTTGCAGAAATGTAATGTGCCACAGCGAAATGATAATAGCGGCGGCAGTACAGGAGTTGCAATGTCAGATGCAACAGGCTGGTCACAAGCAGAAACAGCGGCGGCAAAACAGCAATTAATTACAGATGGCTGCAAAATGGAAGAGATAAAAGTTGTTCTTGCGGCTATCAAGCTATCAAACAATGTCAACAGCAGCAATCCGTTACTTAAATTAAGGACAAGAGACGTAAAGCCTAACATTAAGCGACAAAAAACTTATGAAATGTCAACTAAGGTTAACGCTATGGCGACATTGATAAGCCACGGATTCAGCCTTAAAGATACAGTTGATGCAATTCCATTCTTTGATGACCCTAACGATGTTGTAGCGAGAAGCGGAGAGATGGTTAAGGCGTATCAAGACAGTATAATTAACAAAGACACACAGAACCAAGCAGAGGGCGGAGATGGAGAACAGCCACCTAATAAAGACCGCACAATGCAAGACTTATCAGACCAGACAGAAAATAGTCCGGTTATAGATAAGAGCAGAACAGATAAATAATTGATATTGAGCCACAGGGTAAAAAATGCCTTGCGGCTTTTTATATGCCCTAGAGAAAGGGCAATACAAATATCGCAAGAAGTTGAGAGAACAACAAAAAACGCAGAAAGCAGAGGTAAAGAAATTATGGCAGATGTAACTAACACAACAACAGAACCAACAACTAATAATGAGCCACAGAACGAAGAGCAGACACCTAGCGTGGAAGAACTTATGGCACAGCTTGCTAGTGAAAGAGCTGAAAAAGAGAAGTATAAGAACGCTTCCGATAAAGCCAGTTCAGAAGCGGCTAAGTACAAGAAAGAACTTCGCTCGAAGCAGACAGCAGAAGAACAGGAAGCAGAAGCAAAGGCAGAAGCTGAAAAGTTGCAGGCTGAAAAGTTCGAGAACATGAGCAAAGAACTTAATTATATGAAAGCTGTCAATGCTTATCAGAAAGTTATAGGTGATGGAAAGGATATTGATTCTTTGATTGAGGCGGTTGCAGATGCAGACCATAGCCTTATAGCAACTGTAATTGCCAATGAAGTGCAAAGACAGGTTAAAGAAGCTAATGCAGAGTGGCTTAAATCAAGACCAGCTATTAATGCAGGCGGTGGAGAAGAAAGCACGATAACGCAGGAACAGTTTAACAAAATGAATTACCACGAAAGAGTGGAGTTCAAAAATAAGAATCCAGAGCTTTATAAGAAGTTCACAGAGTAGAAAACGGAGGTAAATAAACTATGCCACAGACTAAGTTAGCAAATTTAGTAGACCCACAGGTAATGGCTGATATGGTATCAGCTAAGTTGCCAAAGAAGATTAAGTTCTCACCTATCGCAAGAGTTGATACAACACTTGTAGGCAGACCGGGAAGCACTATTGTTGTCCCAAAATACGCTTATATAGGTGATGCACAGGATGTAGCAGAAGGTGTTGCTATGGGCACAACAGTACTTACAACATCTACAACAGAAGCAAAGGTTAAGAAAGCAGGTAAGGCAGTAGAACTTACAGATGAATCGGTATTATCTGGTTATGGCGACCCACTTAGCACAGCTATCAATCAGATTGCTATGTCAATCGCTGCAAAGGTTGATAATGACAGCTATGACGCACTTTGCACAGCACCTATTGATCACGATGGAACAGCAGCACCTATCAGCTATTCAGCAGTTGTAGCGGCTAATAGCAAGTTTGATGATGAATCAGATTCATCACTTACAAAGATATTGTTCATTAATCCGGCGCAGGAAGCTACATTACTTAATGACGATGATTTCAAGAGCAATGACAAGTACCCACTTAATGTAATTATGAATGGAACTATCGGTTCTATTGCGGGAGCACAGGTTGTTAAGTCAAAGAAAGTTAAGTTAGTTAAGTATGAGCTTGATGATTCAACAGGAACAATCAATGTTGCAGCTGATACAACAAGCGAGGATGCAACGAATGTTCATCTTGACACAGCACTTGCACATACGCTTAAGCCAAAGGACAAGGAAATCAAGGTAGGTAGCAAGTTAAAGGCTGTTACAACAGAGTTCTACGCTTGTCCTATTGTTATTGTATCAGCAGAAGACCCTAACGAGGACACAGGTGCAGATGGCGTATCAGAGGAAGAGAACGCACTTACAATCTATATGAAGAGAAGCGTTGAGATTGAATCGGACAGAGATATTCTTGCAAAGACAACTGTTATCTCTGGCGATGAACACTATACAGCAGTCTTAAGCAACGATTCAAAGGTTGTTCTTGCTAAGTTCGGAAAGTAAGAGGTGTTTATATGTTATTAAGACGACATAAAATCAACGCCGCAAAGCAGAGCGAAGAAGTAACAGCAGATAACGTAAGACAGGAAGCAGTTTATGGGGATGAACTTAAATACGAGGAAGAGCAGGACAAGTTCCCTGCTCAACCTACAAGCGATTACACAAAGACAGCTATTAAGCGTATGCCAACAGCGGACTTACAGACACTTGCCTTAGAACAAGGTATTGAGAACGCAATGGAGCTTACAGGAGCAGAACTTAAAGAATTGTTAATTGAGAAATTAGGATTATAGGAGCTGAAATTATGGAATACACCACATTAGAGCAAGTCAAAATCAGACTTAAACAATTTCATATTGATACAGTCACAAATGATGATAATACGACATCTGATGTGGTAGTGTTCGATAACAAAGAAGATAATCCAGTAATCGAACAGCTTATTAAACAGGCTACAGAAGATGTAAAGGCAAGAAGAAATTACCCTGACAGCTACACAGACAAAATGATAACCGAGGACTTGAAGAAATTTGAGACTGTTATCGTTAATCTGGCTGTCTACGACCATTCACAAGCAGGTGAAGCATTTATGGCAAGCTACAATGAGAATGGTGTCAACAGAACTTGGAGAGACAGAGACGGTTTATTTGTCGGGGTATTCCCTTTTGCTAAGGTTTTATAGAAGATTGTGCGTTACCAACAGGGTAGCAGGCGGCACACATTAAGGGTGGTGGGCGGTGTGCCTATTAATTTTGCAGGAGATATAAAATGAAAGAATTTTTATTACAAACTTATACCGTAGTATTACCGATATTACTTGGCTATATAGTTTGGCTTCTGAAACAACAGAAAAAAGACAAAGACGCCAATAGTAAAGGCACAATGTTGCTTTTGCGAGTACAGCTTATCGAATATCACGATAAGTATATGAAAATAGGTGAAATTCCATCTTACGCCTATGATAATTTCGTCGAGATGTATAACGCATATCACGCATTGGGCGGCAATGGAATGGTGACTAAGATGTATAACGAAATACAGGAAATTCACTTAAAGAATGGAGGCAAAGATTAAAATGGATATAACATCAGTATCAACAGTAGTTGCAATCGTTGTAATTACATATCTGATAGGCTTAGGAGCTAAAGCAATCCCACACATTAAGGATAATTACATTCCTATAATCGTAGGCGTTGCAGGTGGTATCTTAGGCGTTGCAGGTATGTATGTAATACCAGACTTTCCGGCAAATGACATTCTTAATGCAATCGCAGTAGGAATTGTGTCCGGACTATCAAGCACAGGTGTTAATCAGATTTATAAGCAGGTAAAGAACAATGCTTGACATTAATAAGCAGGCTATGAAGTATTCACTTCAAGGGCAGACAGTAACTATTTATGAAAGAGATGATGACGGCAATATCCTTTATGAGGGATATACCGACACAGAGGGCAACTTCATTCCTTATCTTGATGATGAGGGAAATAAGATACCTAAAATCCTTGAAGAAAAAACAGGTTTTTCAGAGCCAGTGGATTTTAAAGCAAACATAGCTTTCAGCGGTGGAGAAGCACAGAGCAAGGAATACGGCTTTGATACCGCTGATTTTGACGCTATTTTACTGACGGATAGGAATACACTACCTGTTCAAAAAGGAGACCTTATATGGCTTGATAGCAAGCCTACATACACATCTGACAGTCTTGTTGATGAAACATCAGCAGACTTCACGATTGTAGGCATTAAACCGGCATTGTATTCAACTAAGTATATGCTTAAAGCAGTTGTAAAGTAGGTGCGTTATGAAAGACACAACGATTAATGTTTTGGGAACAGCATACGCTATCGAGTTAAGGCAACTTAACGATAAAGATATGGACGGCTTTTGCGACAATACAGCAAAGCTAATAGTAATCCGTTCTGATAACTATAATGAAGTGGGTAATTTTGTAGAATTGCAGAAGAAACAATTAAGACACGAAATAATACACGCCTTTCTATCTGAAAGCGGATTACAGTGTAATTGGCAACATATAGAACAATTTGGACACGATGAAACAACTATTGATTGGTTTGCAATTCAATCGCCTAAAATATTTAAAGTTTTTGCAGATTTAAAACTGCTTTAAGGTGGTGCATTATGGCAAGACATACAATTAATATATCCTTGTCTGAAAAGTCCGTAAATGAAGCTATCAGACAGCTACAACAGTATAAGAACTGGTTTATCAAAAAAACTTCACAGCTTGTCAAAGAACTTGCAGAAGTTGGAATACCTGTCATTGATGAAAATATGGCAAAAGCTAGCTATACATATGATGAGAAAGGTGTTCGTAGCGGTTCAGATACAAGCCATCACAGTTATGTTGAAATGAAATCCGCAGGAGAATATGTTGAAGCAAAATTAATTGTAGAGGGCAAAGAACTTATGTTTATAGAGTTCGGAGCTGGCGTTTTTTACAATGGAGCAGCTGGAAGTAGCAAGCACCCAAAGGGTGTTGTTAATGGTATGATTATAGGCTCATACGGCGAACATCACGGCGTACAAAAAGTGTGGGGTTACTATGATGATGACGGAAACTTGGTTCTTACACACGGCGTAGAAGCGCAAATGCCTGTTTATAAGGCTGATATGGAAATCATACAGAAATATGTTGAGGTAGCAAGGAGTGTGTTTAGTTAATGGCAAATGCAAACGATTGGGCGATAGACCTTGAAAACACAGTCACAGCACTTGTTAAGGCTAAAACCCTAACACAGCTTAAAAAGACATATCCAAAGATAGTCATAACCAATGAGGGGGAAAACAGCGGTCAAGCAGCATTCCCAACAGTATACATTCATTTACTGCCAGCAGTTGAACAAGGACAAACGCTTGACGGACAGACAGTTAACGCATTGTTAGCGACATTTCAAGTAGATGTCACAACTAATACAAGTAAGTCTGACTGTCGCAAGGTTATGGCAGTAATTACAGATACATTCAAGACAATGAGATTTCAAGGCAATGCAATGCCAGAGTTCTCAATCAGCAATAAAGTACATAAGAGTACCGCTAGATTCAGAAGAATGATAGCGGCAAATGACAGATTATTGTAACAAAGAGCAGAAATGCTCTTATTTTTTTGCAAATTTTTAGGAGGTAGACAATGGCAGATGCAGTAGCAGGATTAAGTACACTGGGCGTTACTTTCTCTTATGGAGTTGAAACAACAGCAGGTACAAAGCCAACATCATTCAAGTTACTTACAAGAATTAATTCTATTGATGAAATTACAGTAACACCAGAAGCGATAGACGCTTCAGCACTTGAAGATAAGCAGACAAGAAACATTGCAGGTAGAGATACAGTTACAGATACAGTTGCAGTAACAGTTAATAAGACAGACGCAACTATTGAAGAATGGAAAACTCTTATTGCAGCATACAATGGATTAACAGGCGGTAAGAGAATGTGGTTCCAGGAGATTACTCCGGGCATAACAGATGCGGAGTTCTTTGTAGCACAACCACCATCAAAGTTACCAATCACAAGTAAGGAGCAAAACGGGCTTCTTACAATGGCTATTAATCTTATCATTGAGGATATGGTAGGAACAGACACAAAGGTGGAGCCAACATCGGGGGAATGATAAGCCAATCGACTAAATCAAAGGCTGTGTCGATTGGTGGCACAAACGCCAAAACAGCCGACTATACATCATATCTTGATGATGTAACAGAATAATTATTTTAAAAGGTAGGTGCGGTGTAAAATCCGCACCTTTCCCTATATGGACGATAGGGTGGGAAAGGGTAAAAATTATGATGAATATTAATGTAAACGGAAAAGAATACAAAGTTGAGTTCTCTTTTGGCGCAGCAGAGTGTAAAGAGATAGTGCAGAAAATGTTTTCTGTCGTTAATGGTTCTTACTTACTTGCACAGACAGATAAGAGTGTTGCACAGGCTTCCTTTGACGGATTAGCAAATATGACAGCAGATGTGCCAGAGATTTGCATTTTAGCCATTTATGCAGGTTGCATTGACAACAATCCTGTAACTATGGATGAAGCAAAGGAACTTACTAGAGCATATATTACAGAGAAGAGAAAGACAGATAAGAGTTACGGATATAGAACATTGTTTGAAGAAATCAAGAAAGCGATGGAAGATGATGGTTTTTTCGAGTTGAGCGGAATAACAGCGATGTTAGAGGAAATGGCGGACAATGTGGAAGAAGCAACAAAAGAGCAGAAGAAGCCGACAGTAGTTCCACAAGACCACAAGAAAAAGCAGATTTCCACAAAATAATCTGGGAAGAATACTTTGTCCTAGCCAGTTCACTAGGCGTTAGTTATTCAGACTTTCTTAAAATGACACCTAAAAAGCTATGGGCGGTTGTAGAGGGCAAGAAACTTGAAAGACAACGAATGGATTCGGATATATGGCTTGCGATAGGTAGTTACATACTCCCAGCAATCAAGATAGGTGTTAGAAGTGGTGCTTGGGGCAAAGGCGAGCTTGAATACCCAGACAAGCCTATTTATAGAGATATTAACAAAAAAGAGAACAGTGAAGATGAAATACAAAGAAAGAGAGAAGAGTTTGTTTTGGATATGAAAATACGAAAAGCAAACTGGGATTTAACACACCCTAAAAATGATAAGCCGGAGGTATAAAGCGTGGAATTAGACAGTTTAGAAGTCAAAATTACCGGTACTGCCACTAAAGCTATCAATTCTGTTGATAAACTGATAAATCAGCTTACAAGGCTGTCAACATCACTTGCGACTGTGAATAGTTCATCACTAAGCGGTCTTGCAAATGGCGTTAATCAGTTAGGTTCTGCTATGCAGAATATGAACGCAGGAACAGCAGATTTTACAAGGCTTGCTAAGAACATCGCAAAGATAGGTTCTGTTGATTCGGTTGCACTAACTAGCACAGCTACATCACTTCAAGCTGTCACAAAGGCAGTTGCAAGCATATCAGCTATTCCGCAAAATGCAACGCAGGTCACAGAATTTGCAAAGTCACTTGGTAAGCTAGGCAGTAAGAGTATAGAAAACGCCGTTGTAAACATTCCAAAGCTAGGCAATGCTTTAAATGGCTTAATGACAACGCTATCAAGAGCGCCAACAGTAAGCCAGAATGTTATTCAAATGACTAACGCATTGGCTAATCTTGCTAGTCAAGGTAGCAAGGTGGGTACTTCTTCAAACTCGCTTCAGAAGTCGCTGTATGGCGTTTCTACAAGTGCTAGGACAGCAACTAGAAGTAGTTGGAACTTGGCAAGTGCAATAGGTAAGTTTTATGCCACTTATTTTATGGTAATTCGTGGTAGCAAGAAACTTATAGAAGCCATCAAGTCAACAACAGATTACATTGAAGCGTTCAACTATCAAGCGGTTGCGTTTGGTAAGATTGGTTCAGAATGGGATAAGGATTACGAAAAGTACGGCTACGATAACGCAACAGCATATGCAGAAAGTTTTAAAAGTAGAGTAAATGATACTCTTGGAAAGCTATCTGGTTTAAAAGTTAATGTTCAAGGCGGTTTGCTTGAAGAAAGTGGAACAAAGAACTTAGGACTTAACATACAAGAGATAACGCAGTACGCTTCGCAGTTAGCTTCTGTTACTAACTCATTAGGACAGACAGGCGAAGCAACAACGGCAATAACAAAGTCAATGACAATGCTTGCAGGTGATATAAGCTCACTTTTTAATGTGGACTATTCAACAGTAGCACAGAACTTACAAAGTGGCTTAATCGGTCAATCAAGGGCATTGTACAAATATGGTATTGATATTACTAATGCTACATTAGCGACGTATGCCTATAACTTAGGCATTTCTAAGTCTGTATCAGAAATGACGCAGATGGAAAAACAGCAGTTAAGAGTGTTAGCAATATTAGACCAAAGTAAAGTATCTTGGGGTGATTTAGCTAATAGACGGAAGAAAGCTGATATAACTTATCTTCCAAGTGTTGCATAAGAATAGAAATATCTTATGGCAATCGGGCAAAATCGGCGAAGGCTAAAGTTTTCAACTATGCTAATACCGAGATAACTCAATAGATTACGAACAGGCTATTGAGTATCGTAACGAGTAGGAATTGAATAAATATAATATTCCCAAGAGTGTCCGACACTATTGCATATAGGGCAGTATGAGGTGGAAGTGGCTACCACCAAACCAAACGCAAAAACGTGGGTGATAATGTACTCTGAACTTATAGGAAACTATAAGAAGTATAGGATAAAGAGCCTATACGATAACAAATTTGACAATCAACTCCCCAAGTAATATGCTACGCCAGTTCAGCAACAATATGAAAGAGGTAGGAATGGTAGCAGGACAGCTATTTATCCCAATTCTTTCAAAGGTTATGCCGGTAGTAAACGGAGTAACTATTGCAATCAAAAGATTATTAGTTGGTCTTGCTTCTTTAATGGGCGTAAAGATTGACTTTGAAAGCTTCGGACAAAGTGGCTACAAAGATACATCAGACGGCTTAGAAGATATTTCAAACGGCTACCAAGATGTAGCTGATTCAGCTAAGAAAGCTACATTATCCCTTATGGGATTTGATGAAATAAATAAATTACAGGACGATACAAGCTCAAGCAAGGACTCAAGCGGTGGTGGCGGTGGTAACGCTATTGATTTGACAGACGATATTACTAAGGCGGCGGCTGATTATGAGGCGGCTTGGAATAAAGCATTTGCCAATATGGAAAATTCGGCAGTTGCTTGGGCTGATAAGATAGAGAAAGCACTTGAACCTGTTAGGAAGATATTTAAAGATTTTGCAATCGGGGATTTTTATGCAGCAGGACAAGATACATCTAACCTTGTGGCAGGAATTTTTAATTGGTTTGCAAAGGCTATAGATGATGTTCCTTGGTATACAATTGGACATAATATAGGAGAGTATTTAGCTGGACTTAATTGGGTTGAAATATTTTCAAGCCTTGGCAATGTGTTATGGCAAGCCATTAAAGCAGCTATCGAATTATTGAGTGGTTCATTTACGGCAGCACCAATTGAAACGACCTTAATAACGGCTATAGCGGCATTGAAATTTACAGGCTTAGGAAGTGTTTTGAAAAAGAAACTTGTTACAGTAATAGGAACAAGTATTAAAGGTGCTTTAAAATCATTCGGAACAGGCAGTATAATATCAGGAATAGGTGGATTACTTACAACAGATATAGGCACTATTATAGGAGCAGGAACGGCAACAGAAATAGGCTTAACTATAGGTGCTGGAATAGTAGGTGGAATAGTAGCTGCTATTGCTGGATTTAATTTAGGCAATTGGCTCAATGAAAAATTAACAGGCGAGAAAATAGATATGTCAATGTTTGACCAAATAGCGTATCTTATAAAAGCACCATTTGAAGATTTACCTAGCTTTATTGACGGAGTGATAGAAACTATCACATTCGGGCATAAAGATGATATAGCAAATTGGTGGACTACAAGCGTTGCACCTTGGTTTACTAAGGCAAAATGGGGAGAATTAGGCGACAATGCTAAAACCTCATTAAGCAATGCTTGGAATAGCTTTTCTAATTGGTGGGGCAATACAGCTATCGTAGGTTGGTGGAACAATAGCGTAGCACCTTATTTTACAAAAGCAAAATGGCAATCTCTTGGAGATAATGCAAAGGGTAGCTTAACCGATAGTTGGACTTCGTTCAATAATTGGTGGAGCGGCACAGGAATATATAATTGGTGGAATGATAATGTCTTGCCATATTTTACTAAAGAAAGATGGGACAACTTAGGTGAAAATATTAAGGATAGTTTATCTAACAGTTGGAATAGTTTTTCTAATTGGTGGGGCGGAACAGCTATAGGTAATTGGTGGAATAACCACGTAGCGCCTTACTTTACAGCAGACAGATGGAACGATATGGCAAGCGGAATAATGCAAGGGCTTAAAAGTGAATGGTATAGCGTACTTGATTGGTGGGACAGCAAGCCAGAGCTTCGCAGAATATCAGTTGCAATAGAAGATTTCTTTAGTTACGTGCGAGAATTGTGGTATAACCTAAAGGATTGGTGGAGCGACTTATCACTTAGATTTCCTCATATTAAAATGCCACATTTTAGTATTGAGGGCGAATTTAATCTTATGCCTCCAGAAGTGCCTCATATTAATGTTGATTTTTATGCTAGTGGCGGCTTTCCAAACAAAGGACAGTTGTTCGTTGCTAATGAAGTAGCACCTGAAATGGTTGGTACTATGGACGGAAGAACAGCAGTAGCCAATCAACAAGAAATTACAACAGGTATTGCTAATGCGGTTTATCCGGCGGTTTACAACGCCGTTAGGGCGGCTATGGCAGAAAGTAGCAATAACGTCAATGTAACACTACAAGGCGATGCTGATAAATTGTTTACAATGGTGCAGGATAAAGCTAATAACTATACTAATATGACAGGACAGCCAGCATTTAACATTTAATTGAATAATCCAATCCGTTGTGATACACTTTAAGTACTATAAAAGCAAAGGGGTGTATTACAATGGATAAAAAAGATAACAAAAAGAAGCCGCAGGAGATAGTGATTGCAGTATTGGCAGGGATAGTATTTGTTACAGCGTTATTTATTATTAATAATATAACTGAAAGCGATAATAAAACAATAGCAAATACACAACCCACAACTACAACACAAAAAGCTACTGAAAAGACCACAGCAGCTACAATACAAAAGACAACACAAGATACATATGATAAACTGACAAAATATAAGGCAGGCACTTACAAAGTGGGTGAAGATATTCCAAACGGCGATTACTATTTGCAGTCATTAACAAGCAAAGGTTCGGCTTATTTTGGCGTATATGCAGACAGCAATAAAACCAAAATAAAGTTTAATGAAAACTTCAAAGGCAATATGTTGATAAGCGTAGAAGACGGAGAATATCTTGAACTAAACAAGTGCAATGCGATACCTCTTTTAGAATTCAGACAGTATTACACAACTAAAACTACTCTTGATAATTGTATGTTAGAGGTTGGAATTGACATAGAACCAGGAGAATATAAACTGATAGCCACATCATCAAGAGGATATTATTGTATCTATGATGATTTAAGGCAAAGTCACATTGTAAGCAATGATAACTTTGACAATCAGACGTATTGCACAGTTGGGAAAGGTCAATTTTTAATACTTAATAATTGCAAAATAGAACAATAAAAGTAAAGGGGTAACGCATTATGGCAGAAAAGAAAACAAAGAAAAAAGACAGTAAACTAAGCATAGCAGCGGCAATCACAGCACTATTTATATTCACAATCCCAATAGGTTTTATATTGGCTATCGTGGATTTAATTAAAAGCAAAGGCGACAAGTCACAAAGACACTTAGGCTCTTACTTTGCAATAGTATCGTTTGTACTATTTCTGATAGTTGCTTTTAGCAACGGAAGCGGTAACGGCAGTAACAATGCCAATGCTACGAAACAAGCTAGTACAACACAGCAAGATACAGACATAGCAACGAATGATGATACAACACTTAAATATCTTAAACACGAAGTAATTACAGATAGCAATGACAGAGAAGTTGTTGTTGTCTATTTTGACTTTACAAATAATTCAAAAGACAACGAAGCATTTATTTACAACTATAATGTCAATTGCTTCCAGAATGGCAAGGAACTTGACTATCCGTTAGCTAGTTTTGATGTTGACGAATACAACAATGCGGCAAGAGAATTACAGACAGGCACAAATATTACAGTTGCAAGGATATACATACTAGAAGATAAGAGTGACGTTGATTTAGAAGTGACAGCTTGGGGTTCAAGTAAGAAGCTTATGAAGCTGACATTAAAAGTAGAATAAAAAAATCAGAACAAGTTGGGTAGACCTGTTCTGATTAGCACGTATGAGTGAATGTAAATTAACTCATATCAATAATAACAAATAAATAGCAAAATGACAAGGACATTTCACTTAATTGTGAGGTGTCCTTTTTGTGTGCTTGGAAAGTGAGGTTTTACTATGAATTTTATACAATACATAAAGCAAGCGTGGAAAGCTGGCACTAGCGGCGGTACTCCATTAAGTCCAGACAGACTTAATCATATGGAAGATGGCATTAAGAATAATAACAATATGATAAGTGAGCTAAACAGTAACAATATAACTAATAATATTTGCACTAATTTATTAAACCCAACACTTAAAACTTCCTCTCAGAATGGAATTACTTGTACCAATAATGGAGATGGTACTTATACTTTGAATGGTACTGCTAGTGATAATGCAGTTTTTATACTACAAAGTAATATAGAAATTGCTTCTGGAAAATATAAATTAACAGGATGCCCACAAGGAGGTTCTACAACAAGTTTTAAACTTGACTTTGAATATAAAGGTAATTCAACAGGTATTGATTATGGTAATGGTAATATAATTAACAAAACATCAAATGATATTTTTAAATATCTTCGAATAGTTATTTATACAGGTACAATATTAAATAATGCGGTTTTTAAGCCAATGCTCACAACTAACCTATCCGCCACCTATGATGATTTTGTTCCTTATACAGGCGATACAGGACGGCTTAATGCAGATGTTGCTCTGTTGAACAACAATATAATGACTTATAAAGATATATCAAACTTTATTAATGCCTATCAAGGACGAGTAAATATAACATATAAAAAAGCAACATATAGACAAGATGGACTTGTTCAGCTTCATGTAAGATGTGAACTGCTGATGGATTTACCTAATACGCTACAATCATTATTGTCGATTAATAATGCTGATTATTATGTTGTTGGCACCGCTTGTACAATTTGTGTAGGAACAATCCCTTCGCTAGGTTTTTTAAATTATAGTACAAGCAGTCGTACCTGTACTATTGACATGACTGATAATAAGGCACATACAAAAGGTGAAACCATAATAATTAACGCAGCGTATTTTGTAAAAAATTAAGAATTGTTTAGTGAAGTTAATGAATAAAAATTCAAAATGGGTATTGAAATAAAATGTTAGCAGTAGGGGCAACTTGAAAATATAAATATATAAAGCTAAGGGAACGTATCAGAGATGATATGTTCCTTTTTGTTACCTATTTTTAGGTAGAAAGGGGCGATTGAATGATAAGTGCTGTAATTATCGAGGGGGTAACATTCCCAGTAGCATATAACGGCTACACATACAGTAGAAATAAGATATGGTCTAAGAATACAGGGAGAAATGACTATGGAGAAATGGTAGGCACAATCGTAGCTATCAAAGACAAAGTAGAGCTTCAATTACCGCCATTAACAGGAGAACAGGCGCTGTTGCTTGATAATGTGGTAAGCGACATAGATAACCCATTCCCAACAGCACAAGTCCTATTTTTAGGCGGTCAACAAAAGGAAATGACAATATACACAGGAGATGTGACATATCCGTATCTCACAAGGGCAAAGAATGAGGATGGATTAATAGTCGGAGCAAAATTAAGTTTAATTCAAAAATAAGGAGATTAACTATGAAAATAACAGGAAATGAAGTTTTGGCACATTATGAAGCACTTGCAAGTGTAGCACAGCTTAAAATGGGTGGCAGATTAGCAGTTGCCATTATGTCTAATATTAAGGCATTAGAGCCACACTTTAAGGCAGTAGTAGAAACGATAGAGAAGATACGCAAGGAAAATAAGGGCGACAACGATAAGATAAAATCAGAACTTGAAGAATTAGGAGAACAGGAGATAGAAGCGTCTGAATACACGAAAGTTGATATAAGTGCATTTGATAGTTGCGAAGCCATTGAGCCAGCTAACATTATCGCACTTAGCTTTATGATTAACGATTAATCATCAGAAAGGAGCAACCTAATGAAAAATATTAATTGGGGTGCGGATTTCAACTTACTGTATGCAAGATATTACAGCAAATATTTAGTTGACGGAAAAGAATACAATCAGACACTCAATGAGTTTAAGTACAACAATATAATTAATCCAAACAATAGCATTTCCATAGGTAACACTTGCAGTAGTAGTGTTACCTTTTCTATTTATAATCCAGAAATAACGCTTGAAAATAAGGATATAACTATTTTTGAGGGCGTTAAAAGTAATAGCGGAATTGAGTATGTACAGATAGGTATATTTACTGTAACTAAAGAAGAAAGTAACGGCGAATACACTAAGTACACAGCTTATGACAAGATGTACAAAACTGAAAAAGGTTATTTTTCTGAATTGACTTATCCTAGTACGGATAAGGCTATTTTAGAGGAAATCTGTACAAAGCTAGGCATACAGTTAGCAACTAGCATAACAAACACACATACAATTACAGATAAGCCACAAGGTTATACAATGCGTGAAATGATTGGCTATATGGCTATGCTACAAGGCTGTAATGCGGTAATTAATTCTGACGGAAACCTTGAAATTAAATGGTATAAGGATAGCGGCTACGTGCTTGACGGACACCAATACTATCAGCAAGGGGTTACTTTTACCACTAGCAAGGATTTTACGATAAGAAAGCTGACTTGCAACAATACGAAGTCTGGTGATAGTAAAACAAGTGAGATAACCGCTGGTGACGGAGTGACAGGACTTAGCTTTGCTAATCCATTTATGACACAAGAAAACTTAAATGAGGTCTATAACAAGATAGGCGGCTTTCAGTTCAGACCACTTACAGTTAAGTTTTTAGGCGATTGGCGATTAGAAGTAGGCGACATTATAACTGTTAATAAGGGCGGTGTTGATTACAAAGTACCTATAATGCAGATTACACACGAATGCGACGGCGGACTTATGGATACAGTTACATCTATAGGTCAATCTGACACAGAAAACAGCAACATTGCTAGTGGACCGATAACCAAGCAAATGGAACGATACTACGCTGATTTAGTCTTAATCAACAAGGCGGTTATTGAAAACGCTGATATAACTAAGGCTAATATTGAGAACTTAAAAGCACATCAAGCGTATATTGACCAATTAAAAGCTAATAAGATTGAAGCTGTCACAGCAACTATTGTTACTTTAACAGCAAATAAGGCAACGATTAATGAAGCTAATATTGCTAAGTTACAAGCGGATTATGCACATGTAGGCGTGTTAAACGCAGATGTAGCAGACATTAAGACTTTAATGTTTGGTTCTGCGACAGGTAAAAGCTTAACAACAGAATTCGCTAATGCGGTTGTAAGCGTTATCGGCAATGCACAGATTAAGGACGCTATGATTGACAGCATATCGGCTGGCAAAATTACAGCACTTGACCTTAATACCACTAAGTTTAAAGTTCACAGCGAAAATGGAATGTCTTATTGGCAAGACAATACAATCATCATTAAAGATACTGACAGAATAAGAGTTCAAATAGGTAAAGACGCTAATTCAGACTACAATATGTATGTTTGGGATAAAGCTGGAAATCTTATGTTTGATGCCTTAGGACTTACAGAAAAAGGCGTTACAAGAAAAGTTGTTCGTGATGATATTGTTCAAGATAATGCTAATATCAATGCAAGCAAGCTGGATATTGAAACACTATTTAATGTTATCAATAACGATAACACCCATACACTTAAGAGTAATAAAATTTATCTGGACAACGAGGGGCAGACACTTAATGTTATTATGCAAGCTATCAAGACTGGCGCTGACAAGGATTACACGCAATGGGGCGGTATGATGAAAGTTGCTAGTGATTTTATCACTAACAAGCTGTGGTGGACTAGCAATGTTGATACTGAAAGTATTCAGACTAAGTTTTCTACTGTTAATCAGAAGTTAGATAGCTACGAAATTACGTTATCCGACTTATATCAACAAACGAACGATAACTTTATGGTGTATACAGTAACGGAAACACCTAACAAAGATAATTATCCAGCTATGAACTGGCACATACCGATTTACCCGGCAAATGATTTATACCCTAGTAATAACCTTGTATGGACTTTTAGCAATGATGAATATGCTAAACATCACGGAGCAATAGCATACAATGAAACAACTCAAAAAACTTGGCGATGGGTTAAAGATGATAAAGGTAATTGGAGCTGGAAAGAGGTATCTAACACACAATTAGCCTATATGCTTAATCAGAACGCTAGCCTTAAGATTAATCTTGATAGCATATCAACAGAATTAACGCAGACAAAGAAAAATCTGACAGATAATTATAGTACAACAACTACTATGATTAACAAAATTACGCAGGAAATTAATGATAATGGTTCAAGTATTAGTTTGGCACTTAGTGGAACTTACGCTAAGTCAAGCGATTTAAAAAGTTATGCAACTAAAACAAGTCTTGATTTATACATCAAAAAAGACCCTAAAACAGGTGAGCTTAAGAGTGCTATAGAAGCTATTGCAGATACAATAAATATTACTGCAAGAGGCGGTCTTAACTTAAGTGGCAATAGGTTTACGTTAAACAGTACGAATACTAGCATTACCGCAGATGGAACAATAACAAGTAATAATATAATTGCGAATTATGGGAAGATTGCGCAGTGGAATATAGCTAATAATTCTATTAATTCTACTACGCCAGATAGCAAGTATTGGGTAGGAATGACAACTCCATCAAAAGGAACTGATTGGGTATTTGCCACATTAACAAATGAAGGAAGTTCTACAGCAGAAAAATGGAAAGAAAAATGGTATGTGCGAGCTGACGGATTGATGTATTCTACTTATGGGCGTATTAGTGGTTTTAATTTTGACTCAAACAAACTGTCTATTGAAGATGAAGTATATTTATTGCCAGACACGAATGTTTTACACACACTTCAAAAAGCTATTGTTAATAACACTACTTCACAGTTATCAGCTAGTCAATACGACTTAAATGGCGATGGCTCAATTAATTCAACTGATTTGTTATATGCAAAAAGATATACAGCAGGAATATACACAGAAACCAACTTTGCAAAATGGAAATATGCAAAAAAAAGCAAGGTACAGTTCACAATTAATCCGGCAAATGTTAAAAACGCTATTATCATAGCCGGAACGGACATTTGGAATAAAAAGAGACAGACTGTTTTAGGCGTAGGCACTTTGTCTAGTGATGAGATAAGCTGTGACAATATAACAATTAAAGACCCAGTAAGCTTCGATAGAAATATTTCTAATAATATAACCTCATCAACAAGCTTAGAAGCTATTAGTAATTCGTACACTATTTCTGGAAATGGTTTATTAATTGTTAATATATCTATATGGACAGATACTACAAATGATTTCGGAACTACTACAGCTAAAATATACCTTGATGGTAATTGCGTTATGAATAATCGTAACAGAATGACAAATAGTCATCCGTCAGAACTTGCCGGAGGAGCAACATTTATTTGGTGGTTTGCTGATGGCAAAACACATACTCTTAAATTAGAAGCAGGTTCATCAAAAGATGGTAAAAAAACTTATACACAATCAATGCAAGGTCTTTTCGGTTTGCAAATAGCATAATTTTATATTAGGAGGTAAAACACAATGTTAGACATCAACTCATCAATTCAGAAGAACGGAACATTATCTGTTCAAAATTCAGACGGAACACTTAAGCAGGTGGCTTATCTGTCAGCCACAATAAGCGAAAGTGGCACAGTTAGTATGTCAGCTAGCTTTAATGATTTTGCGGCATACTTAGCAAATGATACAGCACTAGATGGTGAGCTTAAGAGCTTTCTTGATGGCGTTAAAAACACATACAAGGCAACATACAGCACAGAAGATAACACAATTAGTTCAGATGCAGTAGATATAACAGGAACAACAGAAAGTGAGGTATTTTAGTATGATTAAGTGTGGAGATTTTTCAGCGTGGAATGGTGTAGTTGACTGGAACAGAGTTAAGGCGGCAGGACTTACTCACGCTGTCCTTAAGGTTATCAGACGTGATTTTGACCCAGATAAGCAGTTTGAAAATAACTGGAAAGGCTGTCAGTTAGCAGGTGTGCATATCTGCGGTGTATACAATTATGTATACACACCAACAGTAGAAGAAGCTATTGCGGCGGCTAAGAGAGTACTTGAAGTGCTTGACGGACGTAAGGTGACAGTTTGGATGGACGTTGAAGATACTTGTATGCGAAACTTAGGTTCAGAACTTATCGACATTATCAAGGCTTACAAAGGGGTTATTGAGGAAGCAGGCTATCAGTTCGGTGTATATACTGGCTTATCATTCTATGGTAGTTATATCAAGCCTTATACAAACCCTAGCGACTTAGATTGTCCATTCTGGATAGCACGTTACTATTTAGGTTATGATGAAATGCAGTTAAATGATGATGTTAATGCAGATAAGATACCCAGTATCGACCATTATCTTGCGGGGTGGCAGTATACTTCTAGCGCAAGAATTGACGGTGTAGATGGAGTTTGCGACTTATCAGAATTTTATGGCTTTCATAATGATGAAGATAATACAGAAGATAACAGCGAAGAAGACAATGCAGAGGATAACACAGATGAACACGTATATGCTACATATGCCGCTTATACAGATAGGTGGTGGGGCGAAGTAGAGGATAGAGAAGATTGGGCTGGTGCAGGCGACAATAAAGCTATCACAGCACTTATTGTTAAGGTCAGCAGAGGTTCAGTTAAGTACAGAGTTCACTTAAAAGGTGGCGATTGGCTTCCTTATGTTACTGGCTTTGATTATGATGATTTTGAGAATGGCTTTGCAGGTGACCAGCGTACACCAATAGATGCCGTAGAAATCATCTACTATACACCAGAGGGTGAGCCTTGGAAGTATGCTAAGTATATGGTATCTGTATTCAACAACCGCAACTTCTATCCAGAGCAGGTAGATGATGAAACATCGAATGGAATGGACGGATATGCAGGCGTTATGGGTAATGCTATCGACAAGTTCCAGTTAGTTGTCGAATAGTGTCAGAATAACACGACCGAAAGTATTTGAAATATACTAACGATAAATGTATAATAAACTTGTCTTTGAGAAAAGACCCTTAAACATTTTCAAGTTCTGGCAGGCGATATTGTTTGATTGGCGTTGGCAATATCGCCGCTACACTTGACACTATAGAACGTGTGTTCTATAATAATCGTATCGCTATCAAACGTGCAAGGGCAAGAGAGGGGAGCGCAGGTTTATGAGTAATGAGGAATACAGGCGAATAATAATAGAAACAGTCAATAACTGTAATAATAAAAGATTTTTAAAGTTTTTATATGAATTAATTATATCATTCAAAAAGAAATGGGGCATTTAATGCCCCTCTTTCTCATACCAATAGGCTATATTGTCAAATATAGTTTGTTGATGTTCTTTGTTAAGTTTCATTAACTTCTTAACACTATCCAACATTTTCTTATCTGACATTAAGTCGGGAATGATATCAGCATTATCAGTAGATAAATTATCTTCCCACCCCATTAAATATGATGGAGAAATATCAAGAATCTGTGCAGCAATCTGAATTTTATCACTTGGTATGTTTGTTACGGCATTGTTTTCATACTTATATAATGTCTGTTTAGAAACGCCCATCTTTTTAGCCAACTCTACTTGTGACATATTGTTAAGCTCTCTTTGTTCCTTAATCCTATCTCCAACAGTTTTAATCATTAGTGTTTCCTCCTTTCCTATCGGTAACTTGATTATAGCACAAAAAAGTTACAAGTCAAGAAAAAAATAACTTGACAAGTTACTTTTGCGGTGTATAATAAGAGTAACTTCAAAAGTTACGAAGTTGGAAAGGAGATGAGAAGATGGTTGATACAAATAAGCTTCGTGGGATTATTGCTGAAAACGGAAAAACGCAGACAGAAGTTGCACAAATGATAGGTGTAACACCCAAGACTTTCTATTTACGAATGCACAAGGGCGTTTTTGGCAGTAACGAAATTCAGATTATGATTGATAATTTGAATATTGAAAATCCTATGGAGATTTTTTTTGCAAAGAAAGTAACTTCACAAGTTACTGGAAAGGAGTAAGAATGAGTAAAATTAAAAAATGTGTAAGCATATTTTTGAATAAGCATTTTGTGAAATGGAAATTTTTACAGAGTACATTTGTTATTCCATTTCAAAAAAATGGGAAGATGTATTTGCATATTTCACAGGTTTGTGAAAACGGAACAAGAGTTATAAAAAGAACTTTCCTCATTGAGCATTTGGTTGATGATAACTTGGCGGTTACGAACCAAACACTCGCAGAGGAAGAAAGAGTGTTTAAAAACCCTACATTATTTTAATCCATGTAGTATATCCACACTCATCGCACTCTGGTAATGTTTCACCACGATGTTTTATAGAAACAATTCCGTTGTCGTTTTCGTTACCACACTGCATACATACATATGTACCACAGTTTACAGTGTCGTATGTACTAAATGTTTCAGAGTAATGATTATCCATATTTTCACCTCTTTTCTCAATAGAATAAGAGGATTATATCACAAATTACAGATTGAGAGGTAATAACAATGAATGAAGTTCAGATTGATTTATTAAAAAACTATATACTTGAGGATTTAGAAAAAGCAAGAAAAAGCGACATATCTGCAAAAGAAAAGGCAGAATTAGAAATTTCAGCTTTAAGAGCACTTGTAGAGCTAGAAAACAGTCCGGTAGCCGCAAGAATTGACAAGGCTTATGAAGCTTTTACGACACAGCAGAATAAAATAGATATTAATAAAAATTTTTATGATAAGGTTACTGAATATTGCAACGAAAAGAAAATGCCAATATCAGTATTTGAGAAAATGTGCAGCATTGGTAATGGAACGTGTGGTCGTTGGAAAGATAGTATGTCATCTCCAACATTAACTACTATACAGAAAATTGCAGAAGCAACAAAAATCCCAGTTGAAAAATGGATTAAGTAAAGAGGTATCAATGAAGAAATTAAGACTTTGTGACATAGCATTAATAACATCAATAATCGCTGTTGTTATTGCAATATTGAATATTTCACTTACGATAATTGACTTATTATTTTGATAATAAGCAGAAAGGAGCAAGAATGAAAAAACCATCTGTTTCGGACGTTGCATTAGTACTTTCGACATTCACTTTACTGTTTCAGATTTTTTGTCATTTTATTTTGCCAAAGCTTTAACAAGGATTATATTCTTGAAAAAGTCGAGAATATGACAGAAAAAAGTAATAAGGAATGTAACAATGACAGAAAGGAGTAAGAATGGCAGAAGTCACAAGAAAAGCTATCCAAAATGAAATGACAAAAACGATAGAGGGAAGTTGCTTCTATGAAAGGCTCCACTGCAACGGACAAGATATAAGCGAATTGATTGCTGACACGAAAGCATTAATTGCCCAACATAACTTATCCGTTTTAGAAGCCAAAGGGTTTTTAGATTATATGAAGATTATTCTTGACAATTCTTCATATCTTCAAATTCAGAAATAGCCTTAATACAACATTTTTCAAAAGATGTATTGTCAGGTATTTCTTTAGCAGTCTTGAGTATAGATAATACTTTGTCAGAGTGAGGATATTCAAGACCACAGTTAGGGCAAATAATCTTGTCGGCAGATACACTTTCATTAACAGTATATCTATTGTGGCAAGTACAAGTTATTTGAAATTTTAGAAACATATTTTCACCTCTTTTCCTATTTAGAATAAGAGGATTATAACACAGAAATGCAGAAAGGAGTTATATGGATAATTTACAAATTTTTAGCAATTCAGAGTTTGGAGAAATCCGAACTGCATTAGTAAATGATGAACCTATGTTTTGCTTGGCTGATGTATGCAAGGCATTGGAAATGAGTAATCCAACAATGGTTGCGCAGAGATTGGATGATGATGAACGCACTAAGCTAGACTTAGGGCGTCAAGGAGAGACAAACTTCATAACAGAAAGTGGTTTGTACGCAGTAATTCTTAGAAGTGACAAACCCAATGCTAAGAAGTTTCGTAAGTGGGTTACATCAGAGGTCCTTCCGTCAATCAGAAAGACAGGCAGTTATAGTATGCCAAAAACAACAGGCGGTCAGATACAGCTTTTAGCACAGGGCTATACAGAACTTGAACAGGCTGTTAACTCTATCAAAGAAGATATGACAGAGCTTAAGGATAACACACCTCTTTACGGCTGTGAGATTGATGAGGTCAAACAGCACGTTAATAGAAAAGGCGTAATTGTACTTGGTGGCAAGGATAGCGAAGCCTATAAGAACGGCAGTATTCGCAGTTCGGTATATTCTGACATATATAAGCAGTTAAAACGTGAGTTTGGTTGTGTAACAACATATAAGAGTATAAGAAGAAAGTACATTGATAATGTACACAAGTTTATAGATGATTATGCGTTGCCTATGGCACTTGCTGAACAGGTAAAAGAAGCTAATGCACAGATAAGTATGAGCTTTTAAGGAAAGGAGTTTTAGCAGATTGATATTTATTATTTCTGAAAAAGGCGAACAGATTAATGAGGTAGAAAAACTTGAAATCCTGGCACACATTGGCAGAAGAACAAGTTACCTCTTAGGAAGAAATAAACATTGTGAGCCATTAAGGAGCATAGTTACAAGAGATATTTTAGGGCAGTTAAAGCACGAATACGGGTGTGGTTTGAGTGAACTTAAAAAGAAGTACATAGCAGACACTCACGATTTTATCGACTGCTACGAACTGCCTACAATAATGAAAGAGAGATATAAGCTATGATACAGGGATTTATGCTAGGAACGATATTCGGGATGTTTTTAGAACTGGCTTGTATCGTTCTGACAATGGCAAGGGCAAAGAGAAAAGAAAGGATTGAACAATATGAAACAGGTAAACGAGAAAGTAATAACAGTACAGGATTGCATTGATATGTACGAGAAGAAAGATATGGTGACAGTTATAGACGGTGGCAAAGTTGTAGGGTTTGTTGAGAAAGGAGTAACAAATGATAAATAATAACAGGACTTATATATTAGGAAAGGTTGTTAAAAAGCCAACCTTTTCACACGAGATATGTGGTGAGGGATTTTACCTCTTTTATATAGAGGTTTTAAGAAAGAGTGGAAGTACAGATACGCTTCCAGTAATCGTATCGGAAAGATTAATAAGCATTAATAGGCTTGATGTAGACAGAACTGTAGTAATTGACGGACAGATAAGGTCATACAACAAGCATACAGATAATGAGGAACATAGTCATCTAATACTTAGTGTATTCGCCAAGGAAATAGATGTGCTAGAAGATGTTGAAATTAATCCGGATGTAGATAATGCTGTTGAGATTGTAGGTCACTTATGCAAGCCACCTATATATAGAAAGACACCACTTGGAAGAGAAATCGCTGATATTCTTGTCGCAGTAAACAGACCATATGGAAAGTCTGACTACATACCTTGCATAGTTTGGGGCAGAACAGCTAAGTTTGTCGGTCACTTGCCAATAGGAACACATATAGAAATGACAGGTAGATTTCAGTCAAGACCTTATACAAAGAAGATAAGCGAAGATGAAGTTGAAAACAGAGTAGCTTACGAGGTATCAGTAGGCAGAGTTGAGATTATAGAAGAAAAGGAGAATGCTGATGAATAGTGATATTACAGTTTCAGAATTAGCTAGTATGGCAGCAGACAATGAAAAGCGTTGTCAAGTATGGCATCCAGTTCAAGGCGTTATCTTTGACGGCACATTTGATGAACTTGACAGACGGCATTATCTTGCGGATAAGACAGTTGATAACTTCTCAATAGAAGATGATGTATTCATTATGAATATATAAATAAGGAAAGGATATGTTTATGAAAAGAGCAGTTTTAAAAAAGGTAGTGCTTGAAAACTTTATGTGCTACGCACACGCAGAGTTTGATTTTTACGCCATTACAAAAATTAAGGCTAAGAATGGCAAGGGCAAGTCAACTATTGCCACAGCTTATCTGTGGTGCTTGTTTAACTGTGATTATGAATTAAAGGATAATCCGGTTGTCAGAAGAGAGATTGACGGAGTATCAGTTGATGATATGGACACAAGTGTTGAACTTACACTTGATGTTGACGGAAAAGAAGTAACTATGAAGAAAGTACAGAAGAGGACTTACAGCAAAGATGGCAGCAGTTATAAGGACGATAACAAGTACTTTATCAATGATGTACCTAAGACATTAAAGGACTTCAACGCATACCTTGATGTTGATATGAATGTATTTAAGATGTGCAGTAATGTAAATGCTTTTCTTAATCAGAAGCCGGCTGAAATGCGTGAATACTTATTCGGACTTGTAGGAGACGTTACAGACCTTGACATAGCTTCACAGAAAGCTGAATTAGCCGAGTTAGTTCCTTTACTTAATAAGTATACAGTTGAAGAATTATCCGCTATGAATAAGGCTACCAAGACTAAAATTACAAAGGATTTGCCTATTCTTGACGGACAGATTAAAGAAAAGGAAAGAGATATACAGCTTAAACATACTATTGAAGTATCTGACCTTGAATTACAGAAGAACAGCCTTAAAGAACAGATTGCTGATTGTGTGGCAAAGCAGACCAACAATGATAAGCTGATGACTGAATATGACAAGGCTAGTTCGGATATTCTTAATCTTAAATTTGAGCTTAACGATATGTCACGCAAGGCTAATGAAGCTAATGTTAAGGCTAGAAGAGATATTGAGAACGGGATTTCTGATAAGCAGTTTCTCGTTAGGCGGACAGAAAAGACTATTACTGATACAGAAAAGAACATCGAGTATCAGCAGAATGCCATTGATAGCATAAATAAGAATTTGCAGAATATAAGGGATAAATGGAAAGCAGAGAATGAGCGTAAATTTGACGAAACAAGCCTTATTTGTAGCTATTGCGGACAGGAATATCCCGAGGATAAGAAAGAACAGTTAAGAGCTGATTTTGATAGTCACAAGGCAGAAGAATTAAAGATTATCACAAGCAATGGCAACCTTTTTAAAGACAAACTTGATAAGAATAAGAAGATTCTTGAAGATTTGCAGAAAGAACTACCACAGCATAAAGAAAGCCTTGAAATGCTGAATACAGCTATTGCAGACCTCGAAAAGCAGTTATCAGAACTTCCACAGGAGATTGATGTATCAGCCACCGAAGAATGCAAGGCACTTGAACAGCAGATAGCTGAAAAGGAACAGGCTATGCACAAGGCTAATGATATTTCGGCAGTTAAGGCAGAATTAAAGGCACAGGAAACAGCTTTAAGGCAGCAGTTAGCAGAATGTGAAAGCCAGATTGCAAAGTCTGATACGGCAGCAGACGAACAGCGACTTGAAGAATTAAAGCAGACAAGGGTTGATTCTGAACAGAATAAGGCTAATGCCGAGAAAATCCTTGATTTACTTGACGAACTGGATAAGGCAAAGAATGAAGCCTTGACAGAAGCGGTAAACAGCCACTTTGGGTTAGTTAAGTGGCAGTTATTTGAATATGCTAAGAATGGCAATTACAAAAGTTGCTGCATACCTACTGTTGACGGAAAGAGCATTTTAACAACTATGTCTAACAAGGGTAACAGGATTTTAGGCAGAGTTGATATTTGTAATTCTATTCAGAAAATTAGTGGCATATCAGTGCCTATTATTTTAGACGATAGTGAGAGTTTAGATGAAGATAATCAGAAAAAAGTTGCTGAAATGGTAGATAGCCAGTTGATTATGCTGATTGTTAATGATAGTGAGAAATTAGAGATTGTGGAGGGATAATATGACTTCTATATTAGAACGCTCATTCAATTTCAATGGCTTTAACTGTTATGTGATAATGCGGCATATGGGCGACAACTGTTACAGATGTGGATATGTGCAGGTTTCCAAAAGGTTGCCTATCAATACAGCAAGTATAAATTGCCACGGCGGCATTACATATGCAAACAAAGAAGCACCTAGTCCGCTTGAAATTGATGATAAAAACAAGTGGTACATTGGATTTGATTGTGCTCACGCATTTGATACTACGGATTTTTGGACTGTAAGCAGGGTTAGCAACGAATTAAGACAGATTGTCGGTCAGATTTTAAGTGGAGAAAGGTAGGAAAGTAATTATGGCAGAGAATACACAGTTAGTTGAATATGAATCAAATGGAGAAATGGTAAAAATTTCTCCAACAATGATAAGAAGATATCTTGTAAATGGCGGCGGTAATGTATCTGACGGAGAAGTAATGATGTTTATGTCATTATGCAGATACCAGCACTTAAATCCGTTTTTGAGAGAAGCATACCTTATTAAGTACGGAAGTAACGACCCAGCCACAATAGTTACCGGAAAAGATGTTTTCACAAAGAGAGCCAATGCAGACCCACGATATAAGGGAAAGAAAGCAGGAATCGTTGTAATTAAAAAGGACGGAACAGTTGAAGAACGAGAGGGAACAATGGTTTTACCTAACGAAACTATCGTAGGCGGCTGGGCGAAAATCTTTATCGACGGAAAAGAGGACGAGTATCAGTCAGTAGGCTTTGATGAGTATGCAGGAAGAAAAAAAGACGGCTCGCTCAATAGTCAATGGGCGAAAAAACCAGCTACAATGATTAGAAAAGTAGCTGTTGTACAGGCTTTGAGAGAAGCTTTCCCGGACAGATTTCAAGGGTTATATGCGCAGGAAGAATTTCAGAATATATCAGATGTGAAACTTGATACAGAAAAGGTTGTTGCTGATGAGATTAAAGAAAACGCAAACAGCGTTGATTTTGAAGAAAGCGACATTATCGAGGGCACAGCCACGGAAGTAACCGAAGAACAGGCAGAAGATAACACATTACCGCCATTTATGCAGGCAGAATAGGAGATTGAGTATGAGAATAATTTCGCAGGACGGAGCATTAGATGTTCCATATAATGATTATCAATTATTTGTTATTGGTGCTAAATATGATGCAAAAGTAGCACGTATATATTGCCAAAACTCATACGCACAAAGTGTAAAAATTGCTGAATACTCAACCAACGCAAAGGCACTTAAGGCTATGGAAATGCTTAGAAAAGTGTATGAAAATAATGTGTTTTATCATTGCACAGCCAGTTCAAAGCGCTTTGAAGAAGTACAGCGTATTTTGAGTGAGGAACAATTCCGGAAAGCTACAACAGAGTACTTTCAGTTTCCACAGGATGATGAAATCGAGGTGTGAGTATGGCAAAACACACAATGCAGGAATTATACCAATGGCAGGCATTACCGCTGAATATCAAGGTTTTAATGACAGCCGAGAGAATAAGGAACTGGGTAAATAAGTTCGGAGAAGATGGCGTGTATCTGTCATTTAGCAGTGGCAAAGACAGCACAGTTTTAGGACATATAATCAGAGTAGTTTGCGGATATAAAAATATTCCTTTTGTGTTCGTAGATGTCCCGACACAATATCCAGAGTTGAAGCAGTTTGCCAAGACTTTTGATAACCTTGTGATTTTAAAACCTAAGATTTCATTCGCAGAAGTTTGTGAAAAGTATGGATTTCCGATGATTAGCAAGGAAGTGTCAAATTGTGTAAGCGGTGCAAGAAAATATGTTAAATACCTTGACAGTCAAAAATCTAACAACACAATCTTGACAGACAGACAGACAGACAGACAGACAGGCAGTTCCGTATGCTTGCTATATGGCAGACCTGCTAGGAATAGACAGGAGAATAAACAAGCAGAACGAACAGTACAAGAGTTTGCAGATGGGAGTTATCCCTAGCGGTTCAGAATACAGGCTACGCAGACTGAATGGAGAACTGACAGATAGTAAAGGCAATTATAGTCAGTTTAATCAAGAAAAATACAAATTCTTTCTTGACGCACCATTTGAAATAAGCGACTTATGTTGTGACATTATGAAGAAAAAGCCTGCACACGATTACGAAAAAGAAACAGGCAGAAAGCCGATTATAGCGACTATGGCAAGTGAAAGCGTTATGCGTACACAGAAATGGTTGCAAGATGGCTGTAATGCTTTTAATGTCACAAGACCACATAGCAATCCTATGAGCTTTTGGACAGAACAGGATGTGTTGCTTTACATCAAAGAAAATAATCTGCCTATATGTTCCGTTTATGGCGAAGTAGTTACAGATTATGAAGCTATGGGGCAATGCGAAAATCAGATGTCATTTGCGGATTTTGGAATTTTTGATAATGAAAGACCATTGCTGAAAACAACTGGTTGCCAAAGAACAGGCTGCGTGCTGTGTGGATTTGGATGTCACTTAGAGAAAGAAAGCAGATTTTTAAGGCTGAAAGAAACACACCCTAAATTCCATAATCTTCTTTACATCTTGAAAAACAATGGCGTGACATACGCAGAAGCTATTGATTGGGTGAATGAACACGGAAATATGAATATTAAGTATTAAAGGAGTGAAATGTAAATATGAAACAAAATCCAATAATAATTGCGTGCGAATTGTGCGGAAAGCCACAGCAAAAAGATGAATCACGTTCTAATGAAAATTGGAATGTTTATGACGCAAAAGCTGTTTGTGAGTGCGGTGGAAAATTCAAAATAATGCTAAGAGAAGATGCGGAGAAATTAAGGAATGAAACTTAAATGTATTGCAACAGGAAGTACAGGAAACTGCTATCTGTTAACTTCCGACAGTGGAGAAACACTTATCCTTGATTGCGGAATCCCAATTAAGGAGATTAAAAAAGGCTTAGATTGGAATGTCAAAGATGTTGTGGGTGTGTTATGCACCCATAAGCACCTTGACCATAGCAAGTCAGTAAAAGATTTTGAAGCTATGGGAATACCTGTATTTGCACCATACATAAGCGAAAAACCTATGAAAATTGGTAATGGAGATTTTAGAGTACAGGCATTTGACCTAACAACAATAGACGGAAATTGGACACACACAGACGCAAATGGTGAACCTTGCCCGATATACGGCTTCCTGATTACTCACAAGGAAATGGGAAGAATGCTTTACATAACCGATTGTGAATTAATCAAGTGGAGATTTAAAGACATAAACCACATTCTCTTAGGTGTGAATTATGACAAGGACTTAATCGACAGGGATAACACAGGCAAAGCCAATCACGTATTCAGAGGTCATTTATCTATTGACACAGCTTGCGATTTTGTCAAAGCAAATTATTCAAATAGCTTGCAGAACGTCATAATGTGCCATCTATCAGCAGAAAATTCTGATAGAGATAGTTTCATTGAGAAGATGAAAAAAGTTGCTTATGGGGCGAATGTGGATGTTGCGGAGCGTGGCAAGGAATGGGTTTTAAGGAAGGGAGATGAATGCCCGTTTTGATTAGTTGGGATATAGTTACAAAGTTAATGAATTGTTTTCCTAATAGCGTTATAAACCACAACGCAGAGTTTATAGCACATATTAAAAGCAATACATATTTCGGATTAAAAGATTGTGAAAATGAAACAGATGTAAAGTGCAAAATGCTGGAATGGCTATCAAGACCCGCACACAAGACAGAACCATATAGCACTAAACGAAGCAATGATAAATTTCACAGATTTATACTTAGTGGTGTAAATCAGTTTTTGGAAACCGACTTTACCGAGGAAGACATGGAGCAGATTTATACATATCTTGGAAATAGGTGCAACCATGCCAAAACATTGAAGTTTATTGAAAGTGGGTATGATATGTCGGTTTTGAAAGATTAAAAAATCCTAATGAGTGCCCTTTTTAGAAAGGAGCAGTAATGGAGAGATTAACTATGAAAACAGAAGATGGTTACGAAAGAGTAAGCATATGGACGAAAAATCAGCAATTGATTGACAAGTTAGCATATTATGAAGATTTAGAGGAACAAGACAGACTTATTAAATTGCCTTGCAAAGATGTGTATTTTGACGCTGCTATAAAGTACTCTAAACATGCACTGGTTACAATGAAATCCATAAGGGAACTTACGATATATGAGATTGAGAATATTGATAAGAATGGCTGCAAATATTTTTCTACAGAAGAAAAAGCAGAAGCAAAACTAAGAGAGTTGAGAAGCAGAAAGGAGTAGCAATGGAGAGATTAACAGATAAGATAGGTAATACATATTGCGTTAAGGGCTGTGGTTCAAATTGCAAATATGGATTTGAGTATTGTAGTAAAGAAGATTGGGAAAATTGCGAAACAATTGCTGATGTTATTGACAAACTTGCTGATTATGAGGAATTAGAAGAACAGGGCAGACTTGTTAAATTGCCTTGTAAGGTGGGAGATACAGTTTATTGTATTTTCAGCAGATACACTAAATGCACATTTAACAATGAGGAATTCGACGAATATAGTTGCCAAGGGTGTGAGTATGAGTGTGACAGCAAAAAAGAAAATTATGTGCAAGGCATGATAGCATATAGCCTTGATTGGATTGTAACAAATTTGAAGAAATTCGGTAAAACAGCATTCCTCACAAAATCAGAATCCGAAGCAAAACTGAAAGAATTGAGAGGTGGAGAAGATGAGTGATAAGCAGAGCAATCTCACAGATAAAGAAATGGAAGATTTACAGAGCATAGTAACTGACACATTAGCAAGCGTATGTGCTATGGCAGACAAGCATAACATTGATAGAGATAGTATGCTGAAATACTTTTCTGATATGCTCACAGCTTTTACAGAAGTGGCAAGCATACAGAATTATGAAACTAACCACACTTGCAACTGCCAGCACAACAGCAATTCAAGGGATAATGAGCCTTGTTGCAGATGTGATAGCAGAAACACCAATGCCGACAGAATAAGGAATATGTCGGATGAAGAGTTAGCAGAGTTTCTTATAACTTTTAAGAACACATTCGGCGAAGAATACGAGGGAGAAGCTAGTTGTATGGAATGGCTTCAATCAGAAGCGAAAGAAACCGCAACAAATATGGAAAACTTAGATGTAAGGAGATAATAACTATGAATCCCAAATGGAGTGAGGAGGAAGTCCTTTTATTAAAAGATAAATATTCTCGCTTAACAAATGATGAATTAATCGCCTTATTTCCTAATAAAACATTTTTGGCAATCTATAAAAAAGCTTATTCACTTAATTTAAAGAGAGATGAAGAAATTGAGTTTTTGAACAGGTCAAAAGCCAAAAGTGGTAAAAATGCTAGTAATTGGAATGGCGGCGTTAGGAAAACAAGAAAAGGATACGTTCAAATATTAATGCCAGAACATAAAAGAGCAGATAAAGGTGGGTACGTTATGGAACATATCGTAGTTTATGAAAAAGCCACAGGAATAGAAGTGCCACGAAATTGTTGCATACATCATTTGAACGGGATAAAAAATGATAACAGAATTGAAAATTTATGTATGATGACAAATTCAGCACACACAATATATCATCATACAGGGCAAAAAAGAAGTGAAGAAACTAGAAAACGAATTTCAGAAAGCAAGAGGAAAAAATATGAATAAAGTGATAATTTCGGGGAGAGTTGTTAGGGATGCTGATGTTAGATATTCACAGACAGCAAACGGAAGTATGGCAGTAGCAAGGTATACATTAGCTGTTGACAGAGCTTTTAAGAAAGAGGGCGAACAGGCAGCGGACTTTATTTCCTGCGTAGCATTCGGCAAGAATGGAGAGTTCGCAGAGAAGTATTTGCACCAGGGAACTAAGATTATCGTTGAGGGTAGATGGCAGACAGGCAACTACACTAACAAGGACGGACAGAAAGTCTACACTAATGATTGTGTTGTTGAAAGACACGAATTTTGCGAAAGTCGTGCTAATCAGCAGAACAATAACAATAACGGAATTATGGGCGGTAATGCTAGTTTAAACAGCTTTATGTCAATTCCAGACAATGTAGCTGATGAGGGATTACCATTTAATTAAAGAGGTGTGAGTATGACAAAGAATGAAGCAATAGAAAAGCTAAGAGCATATCATAAATGTCAAAAAATGCAAGTAAAAGGTATTTATGAAGATTGTAATGCAAGATTATGTGACAACTGTGATTTATGTTATGCACAAGGTAATACCGGAGAACATATCAAAAGTATAGAGATTGCAATACAGGCACTTGAAAAGCGGATACCAAAGAAGCCGAGAAAAACCGATTCGTACAGAGGTGTATTAAAAAAAAGTATATGCTTATGTATGCCCTACTTGTGGAAATGCACGTTTAGAAAAATACATGAACGAACGGCAGAATACAGTGTTTTGTTGGGATTGCGGTCAAAAATTAGATTGGAGCGATGAAGAATGAGATTGATTGACGCAGATAAATTATTAGAGCTGATAAAAGAACAGAAAGAACGAGAGATAGGAGCATACGCAAAAGGCATAAATGCTGGTCTGAATATCGTAAAGAGTATTATCAATGATGAAACACAAACTCCAACTGCCTATGATGTGGATAAGGTTGTAGAACAGTTGAAAACAGACTCTTCTGTAAGATTGTATGGAAGCGGCAACAGCAATAATTATCTTATTTCTCTTGAAAAGGCGATAGAGATAGTAAAGGCAGGTAAAATTAATGGATAGAGATTGCAATAAATGTATACATCATACTACAGGAACTTGCAGTACTTTTAACTGTGAGTTTGTAACAGCTGATGATGTAAGAAATAAGGCTATTGACGATTTTGCAAAGGCTGTTGAAGATGCAGGGCTTATCTTTGCTGACAATATGTTTAAGCTGGAAGAGCTTGCGGAACAGCTAAAGGCAGGTGATAACAGTTGAATTATCAGAACATAGCAAGAGCTAAGGCAATAGAGAAAAGTAATAAGCAAAGGCTACTAAAGATAAATCCAAAACTTGATGATAAGAGTGGTATTTATTTTTTGACCAGAGTTGACGAGAACAATATTCCTTATTTTTACATCGGGCAAGCACTACATCTATCGCAGAGGATGTGTGGACACCTTGTAGGGTATCAGCACATAGATTTATCAATCAAGAAAAGAGGATTTTATAGCAAAGATAATCCTTATGGTTGGAAACTAAACTTTATTCATTACCCAGAAAACGAGCTTGATAAATGGGAACAGTACTGGATTTTGGAGTACACCAAGAAAGGTTATCAGTGCAGATACAACAAAACAGCAGGTGGTCAAGGAGAGGGTAAAGAAAAGATAAATGAATTTAAGCCATCTAAAGGCTATAGAGACGGTCTAAAACAAGGTGAAAAGAACTTGGCGAGGAAATTATCCTCTATCGCAGAAAAACACCTTAAAATCGAATTGAGAGCGGATAAGGCTAATAATAAGGTATCACAGAAGCAGTATGAGAAGTTTATGGATATATTGAAAGAAGGTAGGAACGAATGAGCGAAATTAAAGGCTATACAGCAGAAGAAATCGCACGAGATACAAAGGAAAAACTTATTAGTGATTATGAATTTTGCAAGTGTGATTTAGCTGAAATTAGACGGCATGAAAAAGAAATTGCAGATATAAGACTTGAGTACAATTCAAAGATAGTAAAGTACAGGATGGAAAGCGCAAAAAGAGTTCTTGACTTCGTAAGAAGTGAGTATAGGGCAGGTAGAATTTGCGACCTTGAAATACTATTGTGTCATTGCCAAAACAAGCTGAATGGAAATATTGATGGAACGGAATTAGACCTTGATGAGCATTTAAGAGGAGTTCCTTTTGAGAAAGTGGGTGATTCAGAATGAAGATTTTAAGTAATAAAGAATATTATCGTCTTGTGAACAAGATAGATATTCTTACTAGAGATAATGACTGTATGAATAGAAAACTTGATGAAATGAAAGAAAATAAACCTAATGATTGTAAAAGCAATGAGGGAAGTGACTTTTGCAGTATTTGCAAATTTGGCTATTTGAGAACAAGAAATCCGTTTGGGGCAGATTTTTATGCTTGCAGTAAAACAGTGTCTTGTGAAGATTTTAAGAGAAAAGAAGACAACTAACTAAAAATCAAAGAAAGGAATAGGTTGTCGCGACATAAAACCGAGGTTTCCTTTTGGTGGATTTAAAATGTATAAAAAGAAGATTAAATGCGAGATATATCGTGATTCAATGCAGAATTACAAGAAATACGCAATACCGCCAGCACAGCTTATTATTGCTGATGTTCCTTACAATGTAGGAACTAACTTCTACGGAAGTAACCCTATGTGGTACAACGGCGGCGATAATAAGAACGGGGAAAGCAAACTTGCGAAAAAGGCGGCTTTTAATTCAGATTTTAATTTCAATCTGTATGAATACTTCCATTTTTGCTCAAAAATGTTGAAAAAAGAGGACACAAAGCCTATCGCAAGGGGTAGAAGTAGTAACAGTCCTTGTATGATTGTATTTTGTGCATTTGAACAGTTATCAACATTGATTGCCGCCGCAAAGAAACACGGATTTGTCAATTACATACCGCTTGTATTCTGTAAAAATTACAGTCCACAGGTGCTTAAAGCAAATATGCGTATCGTTGGTGCTACGGAATATGCACTTGTACTGTACCGAAATAAGTTGCCAAAGTTCAGAAATGGCTTGCAGATTGATGAAAACGGAAAGAATATCAGAGGCACAGGACATATGGTATTCAACTGGTTTAACTGGGAGAAAGATGGGAAAGACATACCGAAAATTCATCCGGCACAGAAGCCGGTTGCAGTCCTTAAAAAGCTGATTGAGATTTTTACAGACGAGGGAGATGTTGTTATTGACCCTTGTTGCGGCAGTGGCAGCACGCTAAGAGCCGCCGCAGAGCTTGGCAGAAGTGCATACGGATTCGAGATTGACAGAAACTTTTACGAGCGTGC